CTACCTGAATGTCCCACTGATCGGCAAAGGTCATGGCCCATTCATTCACAGCAACATTCCACATGAAGTCAGAATGTGCTCGTAGCTTTTGTTTTTTGTGGCCCTGTGCCAACAGCGCACTCAAATCAGGTTTTACTCTACTAGAGTGGGCAACAAGGCAGTCCTCACGACTAACACTGTAATGTAGTGCAGGACGAACACCACGCCAAGACTCAATAACCCGTTGCGCACGTGGATCCGTAGGGGCGATGTATTCTCCGGTGTTGATCCAGTGGTGATGGATATCCAGCACAAGAGCCACATGATCAGCCACGGCAAGAGTAACGTCAAGTCCATTTGTAAGTTCATCATTTTCTATAGTTATGAGGTTGCGAGCCTCTGGGGACAATCTGTCCAAAGTACGCAGAAACTTTGCAGGGCCGCCTTTGCCCGATAAGTGTACGTTAATCTTAAATCCGTGATCGTGATACGTGTTTCCATACCCCATCCACCGGGCCATATCTGCATGATACTCGAATTCCAGTATGGATCGTTCAACGATTTCATCCGATTCGCTTGCCAGCACACAAAATTGTCCTGGATGGAAGGAAAGCCGAACGCCCAAACGCCGAGCAGTGTCGCCAACCGGCGCAAATATGCGTTCGCAATGATCTTGAATTTCACGTCGTTGCCACCAATCTATCCAAGAGGGTTCTGTGTAACCCTGTAACATTTCCGAACCCAGTCGCACCATTCTGCGTTCTGGCTCCAATGCACCCACACGTTCAACCATTTTTAGAGCCGCGGCAGCGTTATGGTTCATGATGTCCCACTGACGCTGGTCAGCTTCGGCAGCATGCTCACGAAGCCAGCGCATGGTAGTTGATCTTCCGTTTATATCACGGTCCACAGCATTGACTTTCATGCCCCCAGTTTCCCCGGGATCATTGAGCCATTTGCAACAAAATCCAAATCTAGATGTGTGTGTCATAAGTATATTATACAAGATTTAGACAATTGTGTCAATTCTTTTGAAAGGTTAAAATATGAAATATTGGATCGAATCTAAATGGGAAGCAGCGTTAGTTTACCCAGATACCATTGAGGAATTTCATGCTCTTGGAAAAACAAGAGGAGCAGACGAAGTAGTGTTAGCAAAAATTCAGGAGGCAGCACAGACATTAAATCTGTTCTCTATGGATCCACATCCACTTGATTATCTTAAAAAAAATAGCGATGGTACTACATTATTGGGATTTTATCAAACTGACAAAGAAAAAGCTCTTGAATGGGTAAAATGGCGAGAACAAAATCTAAGCCCATTACAAATTTATTGTAGATTAGTAGAAGAAGCCGAGCCAGGTGATTCAGGATACGTTGCTCCCTAATACAATGAAGGTATTTCACGAATCGTATTATAGCGTGGCTACAGAATGTCGGCCCGAGTCGGTGTTAGCTCGGGTCACAAAGTTTACCCCTAACAATGTAATGGAATTAGCTGGTGGGTTTGAAATGCACGAGTCACATCCTGAAGACTACGTGATTTTTCATCCAGATGGATCTGCCACTCATGGATATTATCATGGTGATGAATCGGTATTGAAAAATGTTATTGAGTTTGTGGAAAAAAGAAACGCAATCAATAACTACGGATTTGCCAAAGCAAAAGTGTTAACGTGTGATGATCACCAACATCCATGTGACACTGTGCCCGAACCGTGGTTTACAGCCAAAGGATTTTATGAAAAATACGATCCACTCAAGTGGCCTGCCGTACAAGATCCAACGTAACACAATGAAAGCCGCCTCCCAGAGTGCGGCTTTGTCTTAACCGCAAGGGAATCACTTCAAATCGGTAACTCTTTAGGGTTTTGATCAATTCAGTTTGGTCAGCATCACAGATCACAGTGTGAGGATCTACCACCAACATGTTCATGGCAATCCATTTTGACGCATAAGGATATTGATAAAAATCCTGAGCCACAACATCATTAACCCAGATTTTATGCCATCCATCAAACACTCGGGGCACAGTATCAAACCCAACTCTGTGTCCATTTAACATTACCAAGCCTTCACGTAAGGGCACAATGGTTGAATCAATATGTACACCAGCATAAAAATTGCATAATTCTATTGTGACATCTGGAAACTGCTCGCAAAGCCAACGATAGGCTTTTTGGTTGCCCGACGCTGATTCCAAGTACAACATCTTGTCCCCAAGACGACACACATTGGCAGCATCCAAAGTCATGCCTTCGTTGCGTGGCATAAACTTGTAATCGTCAGCAGAATCCACAATATCGTGATAGCATTGCAGTTCCATGTCTCTGCAAGGATACATCATAGCAGGATCCACTATGGTTGATCCGTACACTAAAAACCGGTCACGTGGACAGTAATTGTACATGCCATCATGTGTTTGAAAATTGAGTGGGTCCGGACGTACTACTTCTACATCAAGGCTGATTAGTGTGGTTGCTAGGATATCCAAATCTTCGTTAGCTTCGTCAATTATCCGTTGTGGTACAGGTCCACGTGGCACCGGTGTCTCCGTCCAGGTGGTCTTTTCTGATTCTCGTGAAAACACAGGGTCGTTCACAGGCCAGTTAGCGTCGGTAGCACTGCCTACCACAATCTTTTTAAGTGGGCTCCACTCGTCAACAGTTGATATCATACGTGTCCAGTAATTTGTAATGTATAGCGGTCCTCAAGACCAATGTTGGCTGCCATGTGTGGCAAATCGTACACCCATTCAACAGTGTCTCCAGCTTTCCAGTCAACATAAGGCCGGCCGTCTACTTCAAGATAATGTCCTGGTTTCCAATCTTCCAACAACAACAACGCACGACGAATTGAAGTTTCTTGTCCTTGAAGATTGAAAAGTTCAATATAGCGTTTGTACAAATCTTGATGCACTGGCATCACTGTGTCAGTGCTCATGCGATAAAATGCAAGTCCAATGTCTTTCCATCCTTGTATTTTGTATATTTCAATAAATTTACCAGCCCAGGAAGGCAAGCGATGCCGCATGTCACACAGACCTCCGCAGATTTTACTTGTGTATCCTTGTGCAGTCCATCGTTGTAAACTTGCTGGATCGTTGAATGGTTCTTGGATGTAGTCTAATGTTTTAAACTCATCATCCCAAAATCGTTCAATGTGATATTTAAAAGCCACGTGTGTTACCGTAGTGTACAACTTCCACATTGTCTGATGACTCTAGTTTGCGCCATGGATCAACAATAATGCTGCCTGGCATGATTGTGCAATATGCTTGAGTCTCTGCTTGATCACCTGTGTATTCGTACGTGATCTTGCGATTGTGTGCCCACAAAAATACCGCTGGTTCGTCTACCCTATCAACCACATGAGTTTTGTCATCAGCAAGTGGATCAACATAAACTACCTTGCGGCCTTCTTGTTCAATGTAATGTCCTACCAGCGTTGAATAGCTGCCAATGCAATACTCTACGTCAGGTTTGTATGCTTTACCGTGAATCACAATGGGCAAGTTATTGTTCATCACACTCAAGTCTACCAAAAACATAGCTAAGTTTTTGGCTTGTACTTCTCTAGCATGCATAACTGTGTCAAACAAGTCGTAACCAATGTTGTATTCCTTGGCCAACCAACGCAGTGCAATGTTGTCACGTGGATGACAGGCACCTGCGTCGCCCATGCCTGCTGTCATGTATTTAGGTCCCATGATACGCATGGTGCTACGTGCTAGTGCATCTGTAACCACATCCACATTGATATTGCCAATGCGTAATGCAAAGTCCTGGATCATGTTGACCAGACCAACTTTGGCCGATATAAAAGTATTATAAAAAATCTTAATGGCTTCGCATTCGTCCCATGTACCTACTTCATAACGTGGATCGTTTTGCATGATGGTTTTGTACAAATCAATCAGTTCGCCGGCTACACCAGTAAGAGATCCATCTTCTGTGCCAATAATAACCATTTCTGGGTGCGCCATATCCCACTTGACCGATCCCATGGCAATTAGATAAGGGTTGTAACAAAACTCATGTTTGGCATCAATCAATGGCACGAACTTCTTGCGAGTGGTACCCGGCAGTACTGTGCTTATCAACACAATTTTTTTACTGCTTTTGGCATATTTGTTCACATTGTGAATGGCATCAATTACAGCGTCATGTCCAAAGTCTCGAGGTTCCATGTGACTAGATGGCACTGACCCGTCATATCCTTCTGCATGCGGGGTAGGTACTGCAATGAAGATCCATTCACTGTTGTCCACAAGTTCTTCAATACCACAGACTTTTACCAAGTCGCTGGTTCGTGGGTAAATATCATACCCCCAAACTTGATGTTTCTCTGCCATTACTTCGGCACAGTCCAACCCAAGTTTTCCAATACCAATAAAACCAATTTTTGCCATGAGCGTTCCTTTAGATAGATTATACGATTTTTTGCAAGACGTTTGCAACCATGATGTTTTAATTTATCGTTATTTTCCACATGGATCAAAAAAAATGCAAGATTGCAAAATGCTTGCAGACTCTCCAGAAATGACCAAAGTTGATCGGTTCAACAAAATGTATGTGTTTTGTCATGATCAGGAATTGTTAAATTCAAAAGATTTTCCAAAAGTACAAAATATCGCCGCAGACATTCCAATAAATGCATATCGATTACTTGCAATGAATACTTTGAACAAATATGATCGTGTGATTGTGGTGCATTCTGAACTCAACAGTCCTGATGTAACATGGTTTGATGAACACGGAGCCGTTACAGTTTATTGGTGGAGTCATGCTCTGATTGCGCAAGACTGGTTTCGATATGCTAAAATAGATCCTAAATTCAACAGTAAGTCTTGTGATTTGCAACAAGATTTTTTAATTTATAATCGAGCATGGCAAGGCACCCGAGAATATCGATTGAAGTTTGCTGAACTTGTGGTCAACAACAATTTAAATCAACATTGTCGTATGAGGTTTAACCCAATAGACGAACAGCACTATCATCAGCATCAGTTTAGTAATCCTGCATTTGAAATTTCTAACCGCAATTTAGAAGATTACTTTCCAATAAACAACACAGACAGTTCAGCCAGTGCTGATTATTCTTGTCAAGATTATTTAGAAACTGGACTTGAAATAGTATTAGAAACAATAGTTGATGATCAACGCTGGCATCTCACTGAAAAAACTCTGCGGCCAATTGCTTGTGGGCATCCTTTTATGATCTTGGGTACGTCAGGTATTCTCAAATATCTACGCAGATATGGATTCAAAACATTTTCGCCGCTGATCGACGAAAGCTACGATGACATTCAAGATCCAGTAGAAAGGATGCAGGCTATCATTGATGTTATGAAATGCATTGCTGCCAGGAGCACTGCTGACAAACTAGTGTTGTATCAACAGATGCAGACAATTTGTAACTACAACAAAGATAGATTTTTTAGTGACGAATTTTTAAACTGCGTTGTTGACGAGTTCAAACAAAATTTTGAACATGCAACCAAGCAGATGAAAAAACATCAAACTGGAGCATATTTTAAAATGTTCTTACGAGCATTAAAAAATACAACAAATCAGTTGCCTGCATCTAGACAAGAGATTGTAAAAATGTGGCAAATATTGCACAGTACAAATTGCTCTGGTTAGCCCGGTGGCGAAGATTTAATTAGAATTGGAGACCATTTGTCGCCTGGCGGATTGGCGATATATTCATCAACACGTTCAGACAAATGTTGATAGAAAGTGTCCATTTCACCATTCCAACAGCCTGTTAGCGAATGCAATGCGCTACGACAGAATTCCCAGTTTTGTAGTTGATACTGTTCTATTAATTGTTGATGTATATGTTTATTAGATTCTAACCGCGGAAACTCTGCCAACGGTAAATTGTCAATCACACAATAGGTCTTTACCAATTGCTCTGATGGCATTATCTTGAATGTGTCTAGTTCCAAAACAGTGTGAGCACTGGATACAGTGTTAATGGCGTCGCCAAATATTATGTTCATTGTTATTTCCTTTTAAATATGTATCATGCAACTTGCCTTTGATTTAATTTCTGATTTACACATTAGCACCTGGGAAGGTGAATTTGACTGGACCAATCGAGCCACTAGCCCACACTGTATAGTGCTGGGCGATGTGTGTGAAGATCGAGCATCCTTGTACAAAACACTCGAGCATCTTGGAAAGTGTTATCAAGCTGTGTTTTATGTTGACGGTAATGATGAACATGTGGATTTTTTTAACGATCTTGCATTCAGTTATGAAGAAATGAGTCAACGAATTGGTCAAATTCCCAATGTGGTGTATCTACAAGACAACGTGGTAGTGATCAATGGTGTGGCTATTTTGGGCACAAATGGTTGGTGGGCATTTGACTTTGACAACACTATTAATCCCGAAGCAGTAAGAGATTGGTGGTGCGAAAAATATAACTTCACGCACGATAACTATAACGCCATACGTCGGGCCAGCACCACTGATGCCAACTACTTGATAGCCAGTGTAAAAAAACTACAAACTCATAGAGACGTAAAGAAAATTGTCATAGCCACTCACACTGTGCCCATGCCTGCATTGATCGCACACGACATTGATTTAGCAGACAAACTCAAATTCAACACCATGGGCAACAGGCACATGCTGAATGCACTAGACGTGGACACCGAACACAAAATTGATACATGGTGTTTTGGTCACTATCACGGCAAAGTTGACCAGTATCGAGATGGTGTTCGTTATGTTAACAATTGTCGTGGTCGCGGGCAAACACCGTGGTCGCAGTATGTGTATCATCCACTGCGTGTGGTTGTTGATTATTAAGTTGTTTCGGGTTCCAGTTTGATCTGGAGCGGATAGTTTTGTGCTCTAGCACTAACTGTGACTTCAACGCCTTTTTGTTCGGCAATTTCGTAAGGCAACACTGCCACACAAGCAGAACCGTCTTCGTGAATGTCGATGGTGATTTGTTCTGCGGTTTCGGGGGTGTATTCAAAATATTCAACTAAACTTTCGACCACAAACTCCATGGAAGTTGCGTTGTCGTTCAAGTAAACCACGCGAAACATAGGTGGCTCTTTTACGGCCTCTGATGGTTTGATTCGTGTGCGGGTGTCGCTCTGTGCCATTTCTATTCCTTGCTTTGCTATACAATCAGTGACAGCAGGATTGCTGTCACTGTATTTACACTATTATATTAGGAAGTGTAGGTGATCGCAATGGTCTTTGGCTTGGCATCTTCGGGCACTTCACGTTTCAAGTAAACGCTTAGGATACCAAGTTCAAGGTGAGCATTGCTGATTTCCACATGATCCGCAAGCTGGAATTCACGACGGAAATCTCTGTTGCTGATACCTTTGTGCAGGTAGTTTGGCACAATCTTTTCGCTGTCAGACTGATACTCTTTGCCTTCAATGATCAAGAACTTTTTGTCCTTGGTAACTGAAAGGTTATCCAATCCAAATCCAGCCACAGCAAGACTAATCATGTACTCGTCTTCATTGATTTGTACAATGTTGTAAGGTGGATAGTTTGTGCTAGATTGTTGAGCACTTACCCGCATGAGTTCATCAAACATGTTATCAAAGCCGATACCAAATTTGTGAATTGAGGGAATGTCGAAAGAGCGAAGGGTGAGAGTTTTTGTCATTTGTTTTCTCCTTTATATAAGCAAGATGACTTGTAATGTAGCCCCACTATGGGCACTACATTGTTATTTATTATACACGAAGAAAAACTATATTTTATTATTTAGGTCAGTTACCAGGCGGTAAGTTGTCCATTCTGGATGGTCTGGGTGTGGCACCCACGTCATTGCAAATAGTGTATAAAATTCGTCTGAATCAAACGTAACCCGCAAGGTGTATTTGAATACTTTAGTACGGTATTTGATGTTGTATTTTACTGCCCATGCATTCAGTTTGGTTCGAACTAAGTCTGAGGACAACCGAAACTCAATGTACATCAGTACATTTTTTTAGGTAGTGCTTGTTCGGCTAGTTGTCTGCGCAAGCGATTTTTGGCAGCACTGCGTTTGAGTTTGCGAGCAGTGGTGGGCTTGGTGTAGAATTCACGATCACGCAGGTCGTTAAGAATACCTGATGTTTGAATTTTTTTCTTGAATTTACGCAATGCTTTTTCTACATTGCCGTCAGCGACTATTACCGACCTTCCGTGCAATTTGCTCATTGGGTGCCTTTAATTCTATAGGAGTATTTACCAAGTCATCAGTGATTTTTACTTGGTCAATTCCTTGTTCTTTGTAATGTGCCAAGTTGAACATGTGTGGCAGTAGCACACGTTCTAGTTCGCTATGAAGGCCACGTGCTCCTGTTTTGTTTTTTAAAGTGTTCTTGGCCACTTGTTCTAGTGCTGTTTTTTCAAAATCTAAAGTGACTTGGTCTTGCACAAACAACCACTTGTACTGATCTACATAACTGTGTTTGATTTCTGTCAGGATAGATATTAAATCTTTTAGTGCAAGTTCGTTTAGTGCAACCCAACTTGGAAAACGTCCCACAAACTCCGGAATCATGCCAAATTTAACTAGGTCATCGGGAGTTACTTGATCAAGATCGCCTGGTCGGTCTACTGACACATCAGCTTGAAATCCGATTGACGTGCCGCGAATACGGTTCTTCACAATGTTATCTAGACCTACAAATGCACCGCCGGCAATAAACAAAATATTGGTGGTGTCAATTTCTACAGTTTCGCCATTGGGGTGTTTGCGTCCACCAGTGGGTGTGATTCTGCACTTGGTACCTTCTACCAACTTGAGCAAGGCTTGCTGTACGCCTTCGCCTGATACATCTCGTGTGATGCTCTGACTTTCTGAACGTCGACTGACCTTGTCTATTTCATCCACAAACACAATGCCCTGTTGTGTTTTATCAATGTCGTTGCCTGACGCAGTGTACAGGCGCGAAATCAAACTTTCCACATCATCGCCTACATATCCTGCTTCGGTTAAAGATGTAGCGTCAGCAATCACAAAAGGCACGTCTAAATATCTAGCCACTGAGCGGGCCAACAACGTTTTGCCAGACCCTGTAGGGCCTAACATGAGAATGTTGACTTTTTCAATTTCGGTATTTTTGTCCGGATTGCGTATGCGCTTGTAATGATTGGCAATGGCCACTGCCAACACCATCTTGGCTCGATCTTGCCCGATAACATACTGATCAAGATGTTTTTGAATTAGCCTTGGATCAAGAGACACATGTTCTGTAGTTTTGACTGTGGGTTCATCTACCAGCAAGGTCTCACACAATTCCACACATTCATTGCATATTGCAACGTCTTCTCCCACAATGAGTTTGATCACTGCGTCTTTGTGCTTGTTGCAAAAACTACAGCTATCAGGATTTTCAGTTAATTTCATATTTTGGTTTCAGGGTTGAGCCGTGCGGCTATTTGTTCTTGTTCTAAATCACTCAGCAAATCTGGATCATACTCACCTGAGTCAATTTTGGCGATGAGATAATCAATGTATGCTGTGTCATAAGTGTAATTGTCTGAATGGTCTTTGTCAATATGTATCCAACTCTTTCCGTTGTATTTGTACAACCGACTGGGTATGGCATCTACTTTTAAATATGTATCACCTTTGTTGGGCTGGTCAGGAAATTCTGTACCAAATGCATGTGTGGTTGCTGGGGGTTCTTGCCAGGGCAAATGATCAATTTGCCCACGAGCCAACTTGGTTCGCTGTGCTTTGATAGTGTCGTCTGGATTGGCCGCTTTCCAGGCCTTGACGGCAGCATCAGGGTCTACATCTAATGTTTCAATTTCTTCTACCGGCAATGGCTGATTAAAAATAATTTCTACTTGTTTATCGGTATCGTTAAATGGCCCATCCATTACGTCACACTCTTTATTAGGACAAAATAGTCCAATGCCCGGTGCATTTAATAGAATAGTACCACACTTGTGGCAAGGTATTGTGTCCTCTGGAGTAGTAGCATCCTCTGTTTTCGACACCATGGGCTTGAGATTTTTAAAGTGTTCAAAAGGCCAAGTCAAATAAGGATAACGTTCATTCCACGGACGATCATCTTCTTTGCTGTTAAACATCCATCCTACTGGATGTGGATCGTTGTGTGACTCGACACTGTCTTGAATCTGTTCTAGTTGTTGTTCGGTGAGTGGTCCATCATCTGGCTCGTACCGGGGTTCGTCATGCACAAAGCCACCGGTGCCTTGTCGTGCCCATTCAAACTGTTTGTTGGCAGCTAGGATAAGTGTAAGAGCTAGTGGATCAAACACCAGCACAATCATTATGATCATCCAACGCACTGCACGTTCTAACAGATTGTCATCAGGATTGTCCCCGTACAGCAAGGCTGCAATGTATTTTATCGGTCCAACTTCCGCATCGACCTTGCGTACTTCAGCGGCAATAGGCGCACGGGCATCGTTAAGTTCCGCAATAGACTTTTGCGACTGTGATATTTCAGTTTGAAGGCGAGCACGTTCTTTCTGCTGGGCTCTTCGCATAGCCACAGCTTTTTCGGCACCCGTTTCTGTTGTTGAGCGGCCCAATACTTGGTCCACGCCCTCATCCATCTGTTTAAGTGCCCGACGGTTTGCTTCAATATTCTCTTTTTCGGTCTTGATCTTTTCATCATATATTGCTATCTTGCTGACAACATCGCCTGACACTAGGCTTTGATCTGAATGTGCTTTTGACAGGTATCCAAAAATACCCATACTGGTCAGTATCATTAAGAATGCTATGGCTGGTATCAAATACAGTTTGAACACAATGCCGGCACGTTTCCAGTTGTTGTGCAACCACACTGTGGCAACAATTTTGCCCAGTTCTAGTGAACCGCCCATGATGATCACCGGCAATACAGCCGCTGAAAATATAGCAGTAAGGCCAGCCACTGAGTACCAGGCAGCTACGGCGCTTAAGAGTAATGCGGTGGCGAGAATTCCAAATCCAAATATCATAAAAATTATTTACCAGGCGGTGGCATGGCAATCACCGCATGCTTTACTGCCACCCATGTGGCAAAGGTCTGATCTGGCACTTCAAACCAAATTAGAACAGGTTGCAATGAAACTCCCCACAATGCAGTTTGTTCTAATCTGCGTTTTACTCTGCTTTGAGTGCGCCAGTTTTTACCAAACATTGCCCTAGCTTCCTTCATAACTGCATACCATTCTTCAACGGAGTGCAATCGAAACCAAATACGGTGCATGACCAAAGGCGTTTCTTTAAGCGAGTCAAGTGACTCAGGGATACTCAACGCAGAGCCCTCAATATTGACAGTCATTTCTAACCTTTCTAGATTTATCCTCTCGGCATACTCCCAGGGTACCAGCCCAGTTTTGACCAATTGCTTGGTCGAGGTCCTTGTCGCAACCTATAGGATTTACGTCTAACTTGCCACGGTCCGAGCAGGCCCGGGTTATCGATTCACCCCGCCCTACCATTAGACTACCCCATCTCTTTGATCATGCACAGTAATTATAACAACACTTGACCCCATTGTCAAGTATTTTGTTTTTGTTTGACTAAATTGCACACAGTTTGAAACTGCTCGTATGCATCACGCACACTAGGATGGGCCATGAGTTTGTCTGCTTCCGCAATCATGGCGTTGACACCTGCTTCGGCATGATCTCTAGTACTACCATAGGTCAACGGACACAATTCATCACCAAGCTCTTTGGCCAGATTTTCCCAGGCTTTCTTTTGTCCGGGAGTAATGGGAGTTCTTTGTGGCCGCATTTCGCTGGATTTTCTAAGAGCATCACAGATGGCATCTTCGGCCACACGTCCGGCCGCAATCATCGCGGCGTAGTTGGGATCAATGTTGTACCGGCGGCTTTGTCCCCCTGGGTAGCACATCACAATGTGTGTGCCCTTGGAAAAACTGTCCAGGTACTCACTGTCGTACTCGCTCACAGGCACATACCTGCGTCCCTTTTTTTCGTAGTAAATCTTTTTCATTGCAAACTCCATTGTGTTCGAGCATAACCAACATAAACTTTGTTGGCAACTGCGCTGGTATACGCAAAGTTCCAGGTGCCATTTACTTTTACAGGAATCATAATGCCCAGTCTATTAGATGGCGCACCTGTTACTGTTTGAAAATTAGTCAATAATTGGTCAAAATCTGTTTGTTTTGTTTGAGCAAAAGATGTGGTAGTTGAATTTGTCCAGAGTTGGTTACTATTACGACCCCAATTGTCCCACCCCATTAACCAAAGATCCAACCGACCGTCATTGTTGTAATCAACCAAGAGCGGCGTGTAACTGCTCAATACCGCTGTGCTCCATCCACTCATTGCTGAACTAGTTACATCATCAAACTGCCAATTGCCGCGATTCAAATAAATTTGCACACGACTTTCTGGAGTAGTGGTAACACCTTCTTTGGCACTTATCACAATGATGTCTTGCCACCCATCGTTATTCAAATCGCCCACTGTGCAACTAACATCGTGACTGAGTTCTGTTGCTGTTGTATTGCCAATGTCAAACCAAGGTGTGGGCAATATAGCCATCCGAGTAGGTGCAAGTGTGTTATCCAGTTTAAAAATATAAGTGTCTCGGAGTGGTAATGTGCCATTCATAGACAAGTCAGTTGCAACAATTTGTGTGGTTCCTGAACGATCAAAATCTCCTGCACACACTCCACTGCCTGCAATATACTCAGCATGTCCTTGTTGCCAGTCTTTGCGAGTGTTAAATGTAAACTGGCCAGTGCCATCATTGGTCCATATATGACCTTGACTGTTTATAACGTCAATAAACCCATCATTGTTTACATCGGCTGCAACACTGCCATGGCTCCATGTAGAACCTGGAACATTTACTTGTTGATGGCTTTGTCCTGGACGGCTGATAAACGCTGTACTTGCATTATTTAAAGTCCCAGGTATATCAGTAAACCCAGCAAAGAAGATGTCGTCAACACCATCACGATTAAAGTCAGCCACAACAGGATAATTTACTGAGATACTATGATTGCCACCGAGGATATCTACTGTGGCATCAGAGACTGTGCTATCGGACAAGCGGTATATTTTTACTGGTGGTGCTGTGGTATTTCTAATATACCAGCCGCTAAGTATCACGTACTTGGCACCATCAGTTGAAAAATTACCAGTAACAAGGCTTGGAATACAGGTAGCAGGAGTAGAAATAAATCCAGCAGTAATAGCAACGCCATCGACCACTTGAGAAGATGTTCCAGTTCCAGCTCCCCCACCACAACATCCTGTTAGAGCCACTGCTAGTGCAGGGATTACAAGTTTCCACATGGGAATCTCCTAAGTTAAATTACGAATAAGTTCGATCCATTTTGACATTGGTCAATCCAGCAACCATTTGGAATTTGTCCCAGGCATCTTTCACTGCCGGACGAGATTCAAGTTCACTATCAGGTAACACTGTTTCTAACCAGTATTCTAGTCGACGGCTTGGGTGTGCGCCGAACTTGCGTGGTTGGTGTAGTCGACCAGTTTCCCAAAGTTCAATGCTGACACTGCGGAATTTATCTTCATCTTCTTTACTGTTGAAATCATAGGCACTCCATTCTGCTCGGCTACCGCCACCGAAGCAGTATCCATCCCAGATGCCTGCCCACTGCTCGTCATCTCTGGGATCAAAGTCTGTGCGAGTGATCAGCACCAATACATCGTTCATGTCCACACGACCTTCCACAATGTCGCGAACGCAACGGCTATAGCTTAGACCAATTTTCATGTTTATCCCCCGTAATACTTAATAACTGTAGTCAATGCTTCGACCATGCGAGTGTTGATTGCTACATCTTCAGGGTGCAACCAGTATCCGCCCGGATTGGTATCCGTTTTAGGATTTTTCTTCCAGTCACTTAACTCTTTCTTGAGATAGTCTCTTTGTTCTTTGAGTGAAAGCACTGTGATTCGATCGGCTGCTTCACCGTCAAGCGTAATAGGACCAATTCGTTTACTCATACTTTTTCTCCTGCTTCAAAGTCACGGAATCTCAAGAACCTGGGGAATCGGAGACTGTAGGTTCCGTCTTGGTTTTGGGTGACTGCGTCCGCTTGGACTTCAACCAAGTGACCAAGTAACTGATCCCTACTGGCCCAATACTCATCGCGAAGAGCATCACTAAACCCACTGCCAACATTAACACGAATTCTACGGTCATTATCATCTCCTTCACAGATTATAGCACCCAACCGGTTTTCGTTCCTACCAGTTCCTTCTTCAAAACCCACAATGTTCAAATCAACTGAGATAGTGGGTTTCCATTTCATCCACGAATCCGAACGTTTACATTGGTAAGGTGCGTCCAGGCTCTTGATCATGATGCCTTCGAAGCCACCTTCTACGGCAGCTTCGGCATAGCGTTGCATGATATCATGCCCTTCGGCTGTGTCCAGGTTTACATCCAAGCCTGGCATGATGCGCAGACACGTAGTCTCTTCCAATCCAGCGCGGGCTGACTCTAGCCATTCCAGACGTTTGTACTGCCCTGTATTCCAGTGTCCTTCTTGAAAGGCATCAAGTGGAATGATATCAAAAATGTGATACACCATGCCTGTGGTTTCAGCGTTTGATTTGCGATGTGCTTGCCGCATGAGTTGTTGGAAATTTTCACCCACAATCTCACCATCCAACACATAATGCCCACCTGTGCCACGCCCATATTGGAAATGCTTGCGAACATCTTCAATGGCATCAGCAATCTGCGGAAAGTTTTCAAACTCTTTGCCATTGCGACTGTACAGTGTGACATTGTCACCACTGACCACTGCCAGCACACGCACCCCATCCAACTTGCACTCCAGGCGTTTGATACCTTTCATTTTCTTGGGATGGTCTGTTGAGTCTTGTGCCAGTTGGCATGAGAATATAGGAATTTTGTATTCGGTCTTGCCCACAACCTTGTTGATGGTCTTTTCTGAAATGCCGCACCGCAGATCTTTGATCAACACACGGCGAGCTAGATTGTTCCATTCTTCTGAGTCAAACTGCTGGCTCATTTTTTCAACTGCTTCTCTAGCACGATTACCTGTGATGTATCTAGTGCGCAGGGCTTCTAGCATGGCCCAAAACTGTGTCCAAGGATTGGCACAACCAGTCAGCCCCTCAGTCTCAGGCACCTGGCGGATGCCAAACACATAGAACGGGTTGTAGGCTTGGTAGCAATTGAACAAAAAACACTGCGCATCGGCACTGCCAAGCCGAGCAGCCATGAGAGCCTTTTCAATCACTTTTTCTTTGTGAATGCGGCTGTCAGAGCTTTCTAGGTCTCGGATCCATCCTGCGGCCATTATGGCGTCAAACCTTGAGTAGCTGTAATCGATTTCATTCATATACTTAACGCCTTACCAGGATGAGTTATAAAACACTTTCAAGCCCATGAACATTTCTGTTCTAGCGGCTTTGACAAACGCCAAGTCATGGTCGTAGTAGTGTTGATCTGAATTGTCACCAAAGAAGAATCCTGATGTGACAGGCAGTTGACGTTTTTTAACATCGCGTTCAAGGGCATCCAAGTCCTCAGCAGTGAGTTCCATTTCTACGCCGTTGAACGAATCATATTTTAACTTCTTTTGCTCGGCTAATGTTTCCATCCAGCCATGCAGGTTAGGATGCTTGCGCCAGTAGGCAATCTCACGCGGCTTGTTTACCTTTGTGTTTACATAATCCTTGGCGTCGTCGTTCCATTCGGCACCTTCATAATAGTCGCGTTGCTGGCCTTCACGGGTGGCCACATAAGCATACATATCAAGACCCATGGTTTTCTCCTTGTTGATGACGGTATTCGCGTTTGAGCCAATATTTGTACTTGGCAAAATATTCTGACATTGGATAGGGTGGCATGCGACCAGTCCATTCTTCTATTTCAAGGCAGTGAGCATACCACCGCTGTTGCAACCACAGTCTGAATGTCATGCGATCACCCATGTTATTGCTCGGGGGTTCATTGCTTGGCGAGCTTGCCAGTAAGGCAATGCCCACGCCACATTGGTTTCGACCACGATCAGTCGTTTGTTAAAATAAACCTTCATGCTGCCTCCAACATGTTAGCAGGCACCTTCCACAAGCCTTGGGGCGTGGCTACTGTAACATACTTGATGGCAATCTTGCTCACGGTGCCTGACATGGTCATGCCACGTTTGGTGCTGTGAAACTTCACTGTGTCACCTTTGGCAAATTGGCGGATATTGTGTTTACGCAGGCTGGCCTTGGCAAATTGCACTGCACTGATGATGCTGTCAAGCTCAGTGTTTGAGAACTCACCAAACATGATTGCAGAGTTGACTTGCTGGATCTTGGACATTTGGGTCATTTCGGGCTCCTTTGTTGCTTACTATGCCTAAATTATAACAGATTAGGAATTATTGGTCAAGCCAATTCTAATTCTTTGGCAGGAAAACGGATCTGGCCTTCGTAGTCCAGTTGGCTTTGTTCAAACTCAGTAAGGTAGTCATCAGCCTCCACTGACCAGTCAATGATGTGCTCACGGAAGTACTCTGAGTCTGACTCAACTTTGGGACGAATCAAGTCCACAATCACGCCAGGTGCATAACGCAAGGGATCAAAATCACGGATCACATAGTCAGAACCGCCCTTGGCTTTCCAGTACTCAGGGCACTCACCTACACCGTCCCAATCATGGGCACCGTAGTTTTCATAAACTTGGGTAGTGATCAGCAGTTTCATTGTGGCTCCTTTGTTGCTTACTATGCCATAATTATAGCAAAATAGGCTTTTCTGGTCAACCAAAATAATAACCCTACAATCACTAGGAGTTCTACTACTGTAAAATTAGTACGATAGTAGTAATCTAGTATTTTGCGTTGTATTTTGGTCCACATGCCCTAATTATAGCGGACAGTGCCTTTATTGGTCAACCAGAAAAAATGTATACTTTAGTACACAGGAGTCACAGCAGGCACAGGAGTCACTGCTAACCGTGCCGCCGGGGTGGTGTTGACCCCTAATCCTGCCGCATTCAAAACTTGATTGTTTTGTCCTTCGCGCAAGGCACCCACTATGGCTTGGCCACCAATGATGCTGGTATTGGCCACTTGTTCAAGAAAGTAAGCAGGACCACATGAACTGGTTTGAGTACCATAAATGGGCAACTGTTGCACAAAGCTCATTGTGCTGACCTTTTCACCTGACTGAAGATTGGTGTAATCAATGCCAGCGGATGTTTGGTATGTTTTTTCTGTGCTGAGCACATTGGCAATGGCGGACCATGCTGTGTTTAATGTTGCGACATTGGACACGACTTGAGTGTTGGCGTTGTTGTAAATGTTAGTGATGTTGCCGTTAGCTCTGGTTATGTTGGCAACTACCACTGTGGCATTGGCTGCACCAGCTATGGCTAGGTAGGCTGAATTAATGTTGGCAATGTTACTGGCGTCTAGGGTCACAATATTGGCCATGGCCGAAGTGGCCATGGCCAGTTGTGCGGAAATGTTACCGTGATCAATTGCAGTACCAATTACATCACAAGTGGTTATAGTACCATCAGGTCCTGAGCCAGTGGCCATGTTACTGGAAAAATATGATGCTACAGAAGAATCAATGGCTGCGGTCTGAGCCTGGATCAATGGCAATCCAGCCATGGTACTGAGTCCAGCAATTGTAGTGGGCAACCAATAATCAGTGTTATTGATGTTTATACCTGCAGGCACGTCTTGTTGAGCACGATAAAACACAGTGGCTGGACTTAACTGTGCCAATCCATTTACTGCCGGAGCATCGGCTACTAAATTGTCGGCCAGATAAAATGCATTGATATTCCACGGTGTTCGCGGTGCAGCATTAATTGTGGCAGCCAATGCAGGTAATGTAGCATTGGTAATGTTGGTAACTTGTTCAAGTGCCACTTGCACAGCTTTATTGGATACTGCCTGTGCTGGAGGAATCACTTTGCCTAAATCTTCACACCCATTGGGTGATGCTAGATATGCTGATACGTTATCAGCTAGATTCATGTTCACACTGCCGTCGGCTCCGTATACCAAAACTGATCCTTCAGGTGTGGGAGTTTGTAATGTGGTATAACTATAGGGGAATATCCTGGTTTGATCTAACAAGTCAGTCATGCTGTTAATGTCAGGTGTAGTAACTGCTAGTATACTTAACACCTGTTGCAATTCTGTGCCTGTAACATTGGCCATACCTTGGTAGGCCAGGCGTTGCAATCGAAGATATTCGTTTTCTGAAACTGTATCTGGTCCAGCTAATAATGTTTGTATTTCTTTGGCCAACAAGCCAGCAGCCAGCAATGGTGTTTGTACAGGACTAAACACACCACCTACCATGTTGCCTTCTGCAGCCAATTGCCGTAAAAGACCCGCAGGCGTGCCATACAAGCGAAGATCATTCAAGTTGGTTAAATTACCTTGATTGGTTATGTCTATGGCAAAGTTATCAAAATCTGGATTCACATCACTAATACTATTTGTGGTCAAAGCATCCATATTAGTAAATGTAGGACCAAGATAGGTTTGTGCATTCACAGCAGAATTAATAAACTGATTGGTTGAGTTGATGTAACCTTGCACAGCCATGAAGCCTTGTGCAAAACGGCCAACATCACTGTTGCCCAAGTAGTTGTTTCCGGTTTGCTGGATCAGTCCTGAAAACCCTGCAGGTACAGTGGACACAGGAGTAAGATTGGTAAAGGCAGCAGGAATACTATCGCCTAATGCAGGAATGGTTGTATTGCCAATGGTCAACAATGATGTCAAGGTTGTTGCGTTAGCAAATGATGCGGCAGTATAGTTAGCCACTGCTGTGAGAAAATTTGGAATTGGTGAACCAGCATTAAATGATGCAATCGCAGTGGTTAATGCTGTGGGCAGTGGATCAATGCCAGTGTTATTCAACAAGGCCGAGGCTGCTGTTATTTGCAGTGGGGTTAAAATACCTTGTGCCATTATGCTGCCACCCTAACGTTGTCTGATCCACCAGATCTAGCATGTCCGCATGTGTCGCTGGCACCGGTGTAAACTATAGGAATGCCGCCAGCTCTGACTGAGCCTGACCCACCAGCTGTGACAGCTGAACAATGAATAGGCGGGGCTCGACGCTGACCGCAGGGTGGATGGGCACTTACAGAGTTGCCATCAACAATCACTGCTCGACCGTTAACTCGCACTGAACCAACGCCTCCACTGGCCACGCCCCCTGCGCCGTCTGCATCACCTACTCGTTGTACTGCTGGCATTTTATCCCACTAAAATTCGTTTTTCTGGCACTTTGATGCCCGTGGTTGCTTCGATATATTTCATACGAACTGATTCATCTGTCAATGCAGAGATAGCAACACAATTCATATTTAGCCGAGGATTGTTGTAAGGAACTGCGGTGAACATTGACGGCACAAGTCCCATGCCTTGTGGGCCAGGCGCCACGCTTACAGGATCCTGTAACATGGCATAGCCTTCGCCAGCGTCTATAACCTTGGCAATCATTTCCTCGCCAGAGTTCAGTTTGAATGTGTATACTTTTCCAATTTCCATTATTTGCTTTCTGTTAGTTTTGTTCTGAGTTCAGTGAACCCGCCTACCAGTTGATCATCTAAAAAGATCTGTGGTACTGTGCGAGCATTTGGTACTGCTTCTAATAGTTGTTCTCGTGTCCACCCATGCTGGATGTTGCGTTCTTCAAATTCAATGTTGCGTGATTTGAGCAAGGCTTTGGCTTGGTCGCAGTAAGGACATTGGTCTTTTGACCATACAATTGCTTTCATTTTTGTTTTCCTTTTAGTCTATAAATGGTGTGTTCGTGACGGTGATTCCAGATTATAATCTCTACTGGGTCTCCGGGTCCTGTGATAAATCTAGTGCCACAAACATGACGGCCCCATATCCATCTACCACTGAGATCACAACGACGTGGGATCAATGCAAATGTTTCTCGCCATTGGACTCGTTTGTAATGCCATTCGTCTATCATAAGTTTGGTAATTCGTCGTAGTCAATGGCGTCGCTCATGACGCCAATAACATAGTTGGTTGATTCATTTTCCTGCAGGGCAGTTTGTTTCTTGCTGGTGTCCACGTGCTTGTTGAACCATGGAATGGGTGTGGACCGTGGTGCTGGTTCTAGATACTTGATGCCAATTTCTTTCAGCGCATTGGCTGCTGTGTAGTCCACAAAGTCTTTTAGGATCTGTGCGTTGAGACCAATTACCGGACCCTTGTTGAACAAGTAGTCAGCCCATTCTTTTTCTTCACGGATAACATCCAAGTACAGTTGATACACTTCAGCTTCACACTCTGCTTTGGCTTGAGCAAAGCGAGGGTCTTCCTTCACCACTTGATTGATCATCCAAGCAGTCCATTCCTTATGTAGGATTTCGTCTTGCAGGATCAACTGAATGATGTTGCCATTGCCAATGAAGATACGATTTTCTACCATGGCCAAACTGGTGGCAAATGATACCATGAAGCGGAATGCTTCCAATGCGTAGCTGGCATTGAGTGCCATCCAAATAGATTTGACATGTTTATAGTCGTTAACTGGAACTTCAAGTTCTTTTTCGCAATTGACCATGTGCAGGTGATCGTAATAGCGGCCCACGCTTGACGCCATGTCCACAATCTCTTTGGTGTCGTGAATGGTGTTGAACACATCCTTAGGAACATTATAGATGTTTCGAATAATGTGGCTGTAACTGCGGCTATGAATGTTGGTTTCAAAGAAACTCCAGTTGTACATCAAGGCTTCTAGTTCAGGTATGCTCACCACAGGAGTAAACACCTGTGCTGGACCACGTCCTTGCAAACTGTCCAATGCTGTTTGACGCAACAAGTTTGCAGTAAAAATATGTTTGACTGTGTCTGATGCTTCTTTAAAGTCATTGGCATCCTTGCTTAATGAAATTTCTTCTGGTACCCAAAAGAACCCGCGAGCTTCTTGTTCGTACTTGGCCAGTTTATTGTACTTGACTTCTTCAAAACGTTGGATAGTCACAGGTCCTGCTGGATCCAAGAACATCTTGCGATTGAGATAGTCTGTTTTGGTTGATAAGTTGTATTGTGCTTGACTCATTTTAATATTTTCCTGATGCAAGAACTATCTTGCAAATGTGTTCTAATCTTTCAATATGCTCATAAGCACGCCATGGTGTTGTATCAATAGCCACAACACCATGCCCTTTGATGCCCACTATGTCATAGGCAATATTACCACGGTCATCTAATTCCAACCGATAATGACACTGATCAGCAAGTTCTTGGCTAATTGGTTTTACATCACCTACATTTGGTGCTACCTTGGTATAGCGATTGAGTTCTGGAAACGCATTGCTAATAGTACTTAGATCAATGCCAGCATGCATGGCTGCAATACAATAGGTTGGATGCACGTGAACAACAACTCTAACATCGTTTGAGTGTTGGCCCATTTCTTTTTGCAATCCAAAATGCAGAGGCATTTCGCCGCTGGGCTTGAGATTAGAACTAATGTCAGTGTAGTAATCTTCTTCCCAGGATTTTGTTAAAAATGGAGGAACAGGATTAACATGATCAACCAGTCGAATTTTTTTAAATTGATCTGGCTGTAATGTTTGCTTGCGCACACCCGATGGTGTGATATAAAAGTGATCACGGTCGTGATGACGAATAGAGATGTTGCCATCTCTACTGGTGATCCAATTGCGTTTGTACGCATCTACCAATATGTCACAACAGGTTTCTAACATTTTAATTGTTCCAGTGTCTTATTGTATTTGCTATGATGAACCCACAGGTCACAACATGTATTATAACCCAAAAGGTCTTGAAGAACAAGGCCAATCGAGCTTCTCGTAAGGTTAAAATGGGCACATCAGGACGGTCATCGTCTGTGTGCCCCATTAGGTGGCCTGTGGCTCGTGCCCAGACTTTTTCTAAACTATTCATTTCTTTGCAGAAGCAGATGTAGTTACTTGAATGTTGCTGATGCTCCAGTATGAACTGGTGTTGTTGCACAATGCGCCCCATTGGCAACTGCCATTCCACCATGGCGCACTACCAGGGCCAGTAGGGCTGTAACCTTGCCAGAATGAAATTACAGGCCAGTAGCCATTCTTCATGGAAGCAGTCAAGTCTGCCATGTTAACTGAACCACTGCCTTCGGCACCGCCGGTGGATGAATCATACACCACAACGCTTGTAGATCCTTGTTGATATGTCACAACCATTTTGGGTGTGTCGTATGTGAAAGTTGCAACCATGTCAAATGGCTTGCTCATGTCAATACCAGTGATATCATGTAGTCCTTTAGCAGGATCATTCTTCATGTTTGCACTGTTAAAGCAACTGTTGTTGAGTGCGGTGCTGGCATATGAGTATTCAAACTGTTGTGGTGCTGAACTGCCGCCATCGCCCAAGTGCAAGGTAGTTTGAAACAGTTTGTTGCCATTGGTTTCCATGAAATCAATTTCTCTACAGTTCCATTGATTGCCGTTACCACCAGCATCGCAGTAGTTAGTGCCAACGGGTTGCACAGTTGGTTGTGCAGGATTTGATACCATATAGATGCTGGCATTCACATAGTTGTTTGTCAATTTGCTTAGGTCCACAGTGGCTCTAAACTCAGTGATATTGGTGTAGCTTTGTGTGGCAACAATTCTGCCAGCTTGACATTGAGTGCCTGAACCAAATGTCACAGAGTTACCACTGATGGTTGGTGCACCACCTGATGTGCAACTTGCACTGTAGTCCAACACAAATGCTGGAGCAGAGGCGCTGGGTGCTGTTGTGGTTTTTGTGCAGGCTGCTAAAGCCAACACCACTAAAATAACTAGTAATTTTTTCATGTTTTTCCTTTAAAGTTTACACGATTCGCAATCTTCTTCAAGATCAAAATCAATCTCAAGCATGGGCGCGGGTGCATCTTCTTTGACCATTTTACTGCCGGCCTTGTTGATAAGACTGTAGTAGAATGTCTTGAGTCCCCAGTGATGAGCTTGCATTAGGTTGCGAGCAATCAGTGTGGTAGGTACCTTGCGATCAGGCCAGTGCGCTGGATTGTAGAATGTGTTTGTGGAGATTGACTGATCAATGTAAGCAGCCAACACACACGCAGTTTTCAAATAGCCAATGCAGTCTTTTTGTGCCCACATCATTTGATATCGGTTCTTTAACTTGTGATATTCGGGTACAACTTGTGTAAGACTGCCTGCTTTGGATTCTTTAACTGAGATCAAGCTCATGGGCATTTCAATGCCGTTGGTTGAGTTGATTACAACTGAACTTGATTCCACAGGTGCCACGGCCATTAGTGTGGCATTGCGCACGCCATGTGTTTTCATTTGTTCACGCAAGGGTTCCCAGTCTAGCTCGGGTGAAAAGTCCGTGAGTTCATTGACCCCGGCAGCACGTCGTTCCCAAGGAAATACACCACGACCATACCAGGTGCGACTCGAATCTTTGCAAGGGCCACGCTCTTTGGCAAGTTCAACTGTTGCTTCTGTGAGATAATAGGCTTGGTGTTCCATCCAAGATTTGACTTCGGCCAGAGCGTCCTTATCACCGTATTGCAGTCCTCGCTTGGCATGCCAGTAAGCAAGGTTAGTAATGCCGATACCAAGCGGCTGAATCTCATCGTTTGATAGTTTTGATTGGATGGAGAGGAAGTCTTGGTAGTCAAGGATATTACACAAGGATCTCTGCAGAATTCTACAAGCTCTGCGCATGTCTTCAGGATTCCGGAATGCACCCCAGTTAATACTTCCAAGCGTACAGAGCGCGATTCGCCCATCAGCGTCATCCAGGCGCTTAAACGGTTTAGTTGGTAAGAGAATTTCACAGCAAAGGTTACTCTGATAAATGGCATGATACTCAGGATCAAATGGTCCTTGATTCATCACATTGTCAATGAACACTAGATAGATACGACCAGTGTCTGTTCGCTCCTTGAGTATGCCTGATTTGAATACTTCTTCAGCAGACATAGTTTTCTTCCGGAGGTCAGATCTAGCTTCATATTTGACATAAAGATCTTCAAATAGTTTAGTGTCCCGATAGAATGCCTCGTAAAGATCCGGTACCTCGTTAGGGTCAAAAAACGTGATGTTTTGTTTGTGTTTAAATCTACGCCAGAAAAAAGCAGAAAGCACCACCCCGTAGTCCATATGTCGGACACGGGTTTCTTCGGTTCCTTGATTGTTCTTGAGCACAATAAGATCATCGAATTGATGATGCCAGATGGGATAAAAAACAGTGGCACTTGCATTTCGAATACCTCCTTGTGAACATGAACGTAAATCACCAAACCACTTTTTCAAGAATGGTATCATACCTGTGTGCATGATCTCACCACCTCTGATGGGTGAGCCCAATGGACGTAGACGTCCTATCTCCAGGCCGATGCCAGCACGTTTGCTGGCATACTTGGCCATCATTTCACCTGAAGCAAATATAGAATCCAAATCATCGTCACGGCGGATAAGTGCGCAACTACTAAGCTGTTTAGTAGGAGTCCCAAGACCAGCAAGCACAGGAGTAGCAAGAGTAAACAGGCCATCACTGGCTGCGTTATAATACTCTTTAATATATCGCATCCTGGCTGTGTTAGGTTCTTCTTTATGGAAGACTGTAGCAGCGGCCACCATGTATCTAACTTGTGGAGTTTCATATGTTTTTCCTGTTGAACGATTTTTAACCAGATATTTTTCAATCAACTGCTCAATGGCAGCGTAGCTATACTGTTCGTCTTTGGCATGGTCAATCATGCCTTGCATGCGGTTCCAATCGTCCTCTGAGTACCATTCTAACAGTTCAGGAGTGTACAGGCCTGTGGCCACATTTGTTTTCACAATGTCATACAGGTGGGGAGGATCGTATGAACCGTATACGTCTTTGCGTAGCATTGATAATCGTTGTTTGCCTGCCACATGTTGATAGTTAGTATGCCCAACGTCGGGATTTTGCTCCACATCAATAAGATCCACAATGGCTCTTAGTGTGATGCCATCAATTTCTTTAGTAGTAATACCATCATAGAAGTGCAACTGTGTGCGTATCTCTATCATGCTTTGACTTACATCTGCTATGCCTGAGCATACTTTGGCAATTTGTGTTTGCCATTTTTCCAATGCTAATGGCTCGCGCTGTCCACTGCGCTTGACAACTATTATATTTTTCATTTTTCGCTACTTTATCTGTGTTTTTATTTGTTCTTGACTGAGACGGTGCCGTGGGTTAAACGGTGTTAGATTGATATTTAACAATTGATCTCTGTCCCAATTCAGTATATATTTCTTTTGTTCCACTAGGACTAAATTGTCGCTACCTGTGTCTATTAATTCAGCATCTTGTATGTCTGATCGATCCAGCAGAGCTATAGTATACAACATTCCCAGCCCTCTTGCAAGCCCACAGAACAAATTGTCATCTAATAATTGCCAAGGATCAGGCCAACTGGGTTGATCGTCCCAGTGCAAATGATAAGCACGCCAAGGAGTATCAAACCACCAGGCATTTACAGCATGCAGACATTGGTCAACTGGCATGGTAGCAACTGATACACGCAGTTGATTCCAACTGGCCAATCTGGCATCAAAGGTGCGGGCCCACATTAGGCTAAACGTGTGACTGAGTAGTTTAAGACACCGTCGGTGCCGGTGCTGGTTGTGACGTATTTCCAAGCCACAATGCTGGTGCTTTCTGTAACAGAGAATGTCACTCCAGGAGCAGAATTTTGTACCCCAGAATCACTGCCTTGGAGATTGGTGCCTGATGCATCTGTGCCTCTCACAATAGTATAAACACCAGTTCTGACAGAGGTACCACGAGTAATAGTGTAGTCGATTTGTACAGCGGCAACTGCGGTAGCATCAAATGAGAATATTTGTGTGGCCGAACTTATGTTGTCTGCCAAGGTAAATGTAATACCTGATTCGCGGACATATGAACCTTGCAACAAGCGATAGCCATTCTCCATGGCAATACTGGCAGTGTTGTTTAGTTTGATTCTAGCATAAGTGGCTGATTGTGCTGTGGTTCGTTCAAACATGTCACCCAGGCACACGTTATTGGCTGTGTCAATATCAATAATTGTACTGGCAGCCAAAGCGGCACCATTGAAGTGATTACCTACATCATAAAACACATTATTAGTTGTGGTGTTAAGACTTACACCCTCTATTACAATGCCTTCAACATAGATGTTATCAAACACGTTGGTAATCAATCGTACACCAGTGGGTCCGCCATTCACTGGAGTTACACCACCTAAATACACGCCTTGATACAGAGTATCAAAATTGCAATTGCTAAATGTAATGCCTTCAATTTGTTGGGCGGTATTAGTGCCATATGTGAAGCCATTGAATACGCAATTTTCAAAAGTCACATGACTACACACCAATGTAGTTGTGCTGGCCCATCGAACAGCCGCAATATCATCAGTTGACGCAGTCAATGTGGTGGTGGTCAGTGGACCGTGGAATCCAACATTGGTAAATGCACAATCATGAGCACGTTCAATCAACACCCCATCCATGATCTGATTGGTGACCATGTTTATGTTGGTAATCAGAATGTTTTGTGGCTCATATGGGCTCACAATGTTAATGCCTGTTTGTTGTGTGCTACTGGCTGTTTGCATTATTTACTCTGGCAGTCCATTGGCTGCACCAGTAGAAATGTTGCCCCAATAATATTGTCCATCAATTTGGTCAACCAGGCCAACCCCAACTGGTACTGCACAGTTTGATCTATAATATATACCACCCGACTTTAACAACACGCCAGCAGCATAGGCCACAGTGTTGGTCCATGCAGTCACAAAGAAATTCAAAATACTGCTTTGTGGACCTTCGCCATACAACATAGCATATGGTGGTACCAGGATGGTATCGGTAATTATGTAATTGCCAGCAGGGAAAAATAAACTTCGTCGAATTTGTGGATTTGCTTGAACACAATACAATTGATAAAGAGCACGATTGATTGCTGCGGTATCGTCTGTGACTCCATCACCTTTGGCACCAAAATCAGTTACCACACAATAACTGTCTAGTCTGCTTTGCAAACTTTGGCTTACAGGCGATCCCACAGTAGTTCCGGTCTGCACAGCGTATCCTGTGGCAGTTTGTCCTGTGTAAGTGTAGGCAGTTTGTGTGGCCAGAATGTCTGAATATTCTGTTAGAATTTCTACGTTATTACGCTCGTCGGGCGAGCCTTCGGCCAGTGTACCAGGTCCAATATACAATTGGCGTGTATCTACTGCCCAGCCAAGTTCAGCAGGTGCTAGGGGTTGCGGAAGATCTTCTTCGAGACCTTTGCGGTTGGTTATTCTTGAGATTTGTACAATTGCCACAGTGTGATTCCTTGAGGTATCACATATTTAGCATGTAGTACTGTTCAACCTTTTTCCACCACATGGTGCGATATTTTTCAAATTCCGTGCCTTCTAGCACAAATTCCTGATATTTGGGCTGGCCTACAATGTTGTGATTTTCGTCCAAGTCTGGTTTTACACACATCAAAACTACGCCTTTTCGGATACGTGTGCCATGTATTTCGTTATGTGCTTCTGCGTATGCACACAGCTGAACAAAATAATCGTCAATCCATTCGCGTTTTTTGGGCTTGTTGGTTTGCTTGTAATCCAAGATGGATTCTTCATTTAAGTGAATACCTGCACCGTCTGTTGTGCCTGCATACACACCCGGAAAGTACAAGGGTACTTCAATGCCCCAAAATTCATTGACATTAACCAAGCCTTTGTTGATCACTTCTTCTGCCATGATATGACTGGGCCAACTGAATGGGTTTGATCCACGAGCTGGTATGGCTCCTTCTCGAATGTACTTTTCAAGATAGGTATGCATTCTAGTGCCACGATTGGCTGCTTCTGTGGTAATGGCTTGTGCTCGTTCTGCACCCACTGCTCGACGCCAGTTGTGTAAAGCTGCCTTGCTTTCTTCGCTTTTGGTTCGATCTAGGATGGTGGTTACGCTGGGCAGTTTGTTGCCATCTGGTGTGGCATAAAATCTTTTACCGTCTATTGTGACCCTGGGTATGGGTTGATAATCAAATTTTGGATTGTACAAATTAAACTCTAAAACTTTCTCCGCATCCACAGCGATCGCGTTCATTGGGATTGATAAATTCAAAGCCTTCGTTGAGACCTTGACGCACATAGTCTACTGTGATGCCTTTGAGATAGACATCATTTTTCTTATCAACCAGTACCACAAAGTCTTGTTGGGCATAGTTTATGTCAGAATCTGACGGTGTGTATTCTTGTACGTATTCTAACACATACGCCAAGCCTGAGCAACCGGTAGTTTTAACTCCAAGTCGAATGCCAGCATAGTTTTTGGCTTGCAGTAGTCGTTTTACTTTGGTGTATGCCTGATCAGTTAGAGAGATCATGCTTTTTACGATAATCTTCTACAGCGGCCTTTATAGCATCTTCAGCAAGAATAGAACAATGAATCTTGACTGGTGGCAGGGAGAGTTCCGTAGCAATCTCTGAATTTTTAATAGTTGCCGCTTGGTCAAGCGTTCGTCCTTTAACCCACTCGGTAACGAGAGAACTGCTGGCAATCGCACTGCCGCATCCGTATGTTTTGAACCTTGCGTCTGTGATGATGCCATCTTGTACTTTGATTTGCAATTTCATTACGTCGCCGCAAGCAGGTGCGCCAACCATACCAGTACCAATATCAGTATCACTCTTGTCAAAAGAGCCGACATTCCGGGGATTTTCATAATGGTCAATAACCGATTGACTGTAAGCCATATAATTTTGTTTCCTCTATCCAACCTATCAAGCAGTCCCGACCATACTTGTCTTTAAACTTGTTTATGGCGGCAAACTGATTTTCTGCTGCCACTGTGGCAACATACTGTTTTACAACACCGATGCTATCGGTATATTTGACATAGGCTTTCCAGTGTTTCATTGACAAGTCCTAGTTCTAGTAATAGTGCCATCTGCATGCTGGGTTTCAGTCCAGGGTGTGCAGTTAGCTCTAACAGGCGGCTGAACAACCACTGGAGGTGGTGGAACATAACCGTAATTGTAAACAGGCTCGTAATAGTTGCGGGTCAATGCATAACCAATCACTCCGCCAACAATCACCGGTGCCATCCAGTTTCCACCACGTTGATGATGGCGGTGATGTTGTGCCTGAGCCGACACAGCTAAAGTTAATAATGCGAGAGCAATGAGTTTTTTCATACGGGCCTCCTACAGCATAGTATACTATATTTAACGCCTTGTGTCAACAATTAGTTGACTGGTTACATTGGCCGCTTCATGGCCGATTTGGCCATTTTGTTTACCACTTGTTGACTTTGTTGTACTGATAATTTTTCTGGACCGATATCAGCACCTTTGAATGTGACCATTCCAGAATTTGGATCTAGTGGTTCCAACACACCACTTAGTGGGGGTTGACTCACAATGTCGCCAAGATTTTGACTGGTAATAGGAATGCCCAAACTTTGAGCAGCAGAAATAAACGCAGCTTGACTGATTTGTTTTTGAGCATTTGTGTCGCCTGCTCGTCCTGCCAAGAAGTTGACCAACCCTACTAGTTTGTTAGGGTCGGCACCAGACTGATCAACTTCGTCAATTCGCATTATCTCTTGGCACGGCCAAGTGCAGCAGAAGAAACAGGACCTGGCTCCTCAGGAGGAGGTGCAATTTCATCACCAGCAATGCCAGCGGCAGCGTCTAAGTCATCCATGCCAGCAGCAGCCATGTCATCGGCAGCAGCCATGTCACCGCCGGGCACGCCGCCCATAGCAGCCATGCCAGCGTCTGGTGGAGGTGTTGCACCGGTTACCACGCCAAGTGCTTGGTCCAGTTGTTGTTTGGCACCTTGGAGATTTTGTACCAGGCCTGTGAGTGCGGCTGTGGCATCTGTGTTAAACTGAGCAGCTTGATCAATACCCACTTGGTTCTTGATTGAATCAACCAAGGCAGGCAGTTCTTTGAATTGCATTTCGCTGGCATCTTCCAACATTGATTGCATCTTGTCAACCATGTCTTGTGCAGCCAACACCACTTGGGCTTGTTGCACTTCTGATTCTTTCAGCATGCGATAAGCATTACGCAGTCGGCTTTCGGCTTGCATGAGAGCAGCACCAGCAACCATCTTTTGTTCATCAGGTGTTAGACTTTGGCCTTTTGATGCTTTTTGTAGTGCATTTGCAACTTTAGGATCTTTAAACTTTTGAATGTTCTTGGTCATTGTGCCAGCGGCTTGTGCAGCAGTGGGTGTGCCTGGTGCGGCCGGGGCGCCTGGTGCAGCGGGTGCAGCAGGCATCATGTTTTCTTTGATCCTAGCAGTCAACGCCTGCTCCATCATCAACAGCTTGAGATATGCTGGATTGCGTTCGCTTTGATGGAACGAAGGTTGACGACGAGTTTCGCCTAGTACGCCACGTACACGGCTCAACATCTGTTGAGCTTGCTTGCCAGTAATTTGGTCAAACTTCATGCGTGAGCCAAAATAGCTTTCGAATACACGGGCTATTTGTTTAGTTGGCTTGGTTGCCGCTAGTTCTTGCAGTTTCATTTTGGAATCCCCTAAGTTGTATATATTTAGCCGAAATTAAACATTTTTCAAGTTCCTGATCCACCAAGGTGTGCTGTTGAACCTTGGGCTGTAACTTGGTCAATACCACTTCACTAAATCCGTTATCGCGGCTGCGATCAGCCATTTGTTGTCTACAGTATATGTCTGCTGACAGTGTTTGTTTTTTGGTGTCCAAAGTCTTAATGCTTTGTGCCAGTCTAAGCTGATTGTGATTGTCAGCCACGCACCAACTGATTGCTGTGCGTTTGTTGCTGAAAGTGCCTATTAGATTATCGCCTGGTGTGTACACTTCAAACGCTTGAAATGCCGGACGCAAATGATATCGGCCAAATGCCACATATCCGCCTGATTCATCATTCACAATCATTGTGTGTATGTTGCGACGAACTTCACGCTCGGCCCAGCGTTCTAGTTTTTGTTCTCGAGTCATAATTTGATCAAATGCGCAGCCGCCCAACCCAGAGCGCCCACAAGGGTGGCAATTATGCCCACACCCCAACTGAGTAGTCTATCGTTGTTTTTGGTATTGGTGGCTTGTAACATGCCACGCAGTTCGGCTATTACATTAAAAAGAGTAGTGATCTTTTCATCCATTGACTCTAGCTTGACTTCCAGCAGGCGATACCGCTCAGCACACAATTCAACATGTGCCTCTAGACTTTTCTTTTCAATATCAGTTGTATCAGCCATTATTACTCCCGGTCATTTATTTATGGTTTCGAACCACAAGTTCTGGTTGGGTCCATTAACAGTCAAACTGGGTTCTAACTGCTCGGCTTCGTTCAAATTGGTAATCATGGGTATGCCAGCACACTCATTTAGCAGTCCAGTCAAGTCATCAACTTCGCCTGTGGTTGAATATACACCGGCAGTTTCTACTTCAAATTCAAACACCCATTGCGTGTCATGCAATCGAGGTAACTGCACAATGTCAGGTTGTGCTCGCAAGCTGATCATTTGTTGCAGAGTTTCCCAGTTGCGTTGTTGGTTCCTAGCACGATTCCAGTCATCAATATTGCGTATGACTTGACCCACACGATCTTCAAAGGGCATTTGACTTGATCTAAAATGACCAGTAATACCAGTGGGACTGCAATCAAATAATGTTCGGCCTTGTATCTTCATTCTGTGAGTATTTAACGCCAAACAAAAACCCCGGAGTTTTTAGTTCCGGGGTTGGTTGAATCAAATGATTGATTAGGTCGATAGCTTGAAGCCAACGCTTGTGCAACTGTCTAACTGGAAACCAGTGTAGGTAACGTTAGCAGCAGCCAACATTACAGCTGAGGAAGTGTTGGTGCTGGCGTTAGCAAAAGCGCCTGTTGGGTATGTAGCAACTGAAATTGCAACGCCGTCAACTTGGTACATGGCCACAGTTGAAGTTTGTTGAATTGCTTGCAACACGTTAGCAACGTATTCTGTTACGCCGCCTTCGCCGTTTACGCTGGTGTTAGCGACCAAGCGGAAAAAGTCCAGTTTTGGACCTTGTGGTTGTACAGGTTGACCAGCCAATGAAGTGCTAGGAGCAACTGGACCGTTTTGTGTGTCTAGTGCGAATACTGGTTGTGAATCGCCATTTACGGGTGCAAAATATGCCATGATAAAAATCCTTTAAAGTTAATGGTCTCGGTGGACCTGCTTTTATTTAGTCTTTTGGCAAAAATTACGTCTGTTGAGGATTGTTTTGTGCGGCATTTCTAGCAGTGAAATCAAAGCGATTTACTGCTTTAGCATAGCCTGCAGGCGTGGCCATTACCCAGCCTTCGTGCCCAGGATCTTTCAAATCCAAGTTACGCAAGATGTCTAGCTTTAGATCGTGTAGCAGAATAAACAGGGTAAATGCAGCGGCTAAGCCTTCTGTGTTTGATGCAGGACTCTTTAGATATTCCACAATGTTACTAAACTTCTTTGGAGTGACTTTGGTCTGTAACCATTCACCAAAGCCTCCCAATAGATTGTCAAAGTTGCCGCTGGGTTGTTTGATTCTAAAATTGATGTAATCCACACATAGTTTGGCCAAGTCTGTAATTTGCATGGCTCTCAGTTCGGCAGGATTAAACAAGGTATCAATAGCAGCGCCTTTGCTGTTGCGTATTTGTTTGATTTGTTTGATCAATGCTGACTGGCCTTTGGCCTGTGCAGGATCTTGAGGTGCAGTACCTTTACCAAAAATTGGTTCAATCAAAAACAATCCTGGAACTTCATTGAATTTTACTCTGCTGAGTGGCTGTTTGGGCTCACCTTGATCAGCATACATGGTATGCATGGCAATGCCTGTGGTGCTGTTGCGAATGCGTTGACCCAGTGCGCTCTTGGCAGGTATGCGATATTGCACTGTGTTGGGCTTGAACACAAGATTGCCAGCTTGTTCTTCCCATGGCTGTTGTGGATAGTACAACAAGTCACCTTTCACATAACCACGGAAGTTTTCAGGCACAGCCGCTTCTAACTGTGGCCAAAGATCCGCATACAATTGCACCAACTCCCCACGTTCACCTTTTCTTGTGCTTTGAATCTGTGCCATCATTCGGGGGCTAGTAGCAAGTCCATCGTAGCCCTTGGCTTCAAACCCTGAGCCATCAGTGAGCACAAACTCTCCTGTGTCGGGCTTGCGGCCAAATATCACAGCCGGTTTGCCGTCCCACTTTACGCTGGTGGTTTTTTGCGGTGCGTCTGCGGCATGCTGGATGATGGCCAATGCTTCATCCACACCACGTGAGCCTTTGCGGAATATTAGATCTTCCAAGTGTTCAATGCCCTTGGCTCTGCCACCCACACCAGGCTCTTCTGCTTCGTAGATTTGATAGGGATTGGCTGCTTCTGTTTCAATCAGTGGCTGCATGCCTTGATTGACAATTCTATCACGTAGCTTGGCTAGGAAGTGTACTTCTGTATTTTCATTCACAGCACCAGGTTCTTGCAGGCCTTCACGACTTAAATATTCACGGAAGTCAGCCAGCTTGGCATCACGAGCTCGGTCTCGTGCCAAAGCAGCATAAATGCTTTCCACGTTCTTGAGATTTTCTCGGGTGGCTGTTGTGCCTAGTAATGTTTTGGCCACGTAGTCAGGATCCATACCGCCATCTACCAGCTGATTGGTAGTACGGCTAAACATGCCGTTGGCACCTACTTTGAGTCCCAATTGTTTGGCAATTGAACTCATCAGCACATTGCGGTTCATGCCTTTGTAGGCTGAATCGTCTGCACCGCCATAATAAAACTGTCCCCAATCCAAATTGGGAAAGAACATGAAGTCTGTTTGCACATATCCATTTTGAGGATTGCCGTTGATGGGTGTGCGCAGGTGTACTTCTCCGCCTTTCTTTACCCAGGCTTTGGGATCTTGTCCGTGGCTTATTGCCCATTGTGTTAGTTTTGCTGTGAGTTGTTCTTTGGATATTTCACTAGCATCCACTGCCATGTCCATGTCACCTGATGTAGGCTTACGACCAGTTGAGCCTAACCAACGCTCACGTGGAAATTCCAAACCTGTGAGTGTTTCCAACCATTGCACTGTGGCCGGCACATCGCTTTGATTGATACGGCCGGTGAGTGGGTTGCCGTCAGCATCTTTGAATACATTGCCGCCTTCTAGTAATCTCATTGAGTTTGTCCTTGTGCTGCCAGGGCCTGTTGTAGGCGTTTTTCTAAGTTGGCGTAGTCTTGAGTGGTCGGTGCGCCAGGTTTTGTTCCACGCATTTGATCAGTTGATATTGGAGGGGCTGCTGGTGGCTGATTAGGTGTCATTTGCTTAAGATTATTCTTAAAATTATTTTTTACATCAGTTACTGCATTAGATCGCAACGTGCTAATGTCTTCGTCTGACAGCCCCCGGCGTTTCAGTTCATCGGACAGTTGTTGAACTTGTTTATATCTTTTTGTTTGTTCAGCTACTTTAAGTTGATCTTTCAACTGTTCAACGTCAAGTTGGGCTTGTGCTTGTTTTTCTTTCTGTGCCTTCTTGTAGTTTGCAATCTCTTGAGCATATTGCTGTGTTAATTGAATTATATTGTCAAAGTTCAACTGAAGATCGTTGCCTGCTTGATTAATCAAACTAGCGGCAGATTGTATTGCAGCTGGGGTAAGTTGAGTTTTGTTTCTATTCAACGTGCCTTGATTAACATATTCTTGGGCAAGAGTGTACGCAATTTTTTGTTCTGCCTGTGCAATAGCAGTAGTACCTGTGCCTTGCAAAGCAGCCATATGGCCGCCTGGATGATATTGACCTTGTTGGGCCATTGGAATACCAGCCTTGTTCAATGTTTTGTTAGCAAAGTACTCTGCCGCATTTCTTATGAATCCTGCTTTTCCTGGCGCGGCAGTTGTTGGTGTTGATTGGGTTGCAGGTGCTGGGGGTTGCGGAGTAGCAGGTTGGTTCTGTGCTGCTTGTTGTGCTTGAAACGCCTGAGCTTCTGCACTACCGCCTGGTTTTACATTGGTGTTTGTTGGGGTCCAGGGTTGTGCAGGTGCTGCCGCAGGCGCTGGTGCTGGTGCTGCCGCAGGCGCTGGTGCTGCCGCAGGCGCTGCCAATGCTTGTCTGTTGGTAATATCTTTGGCATCAACGTCAATCACATTAGGATCTGATTGAGTTGGTCTAACTCTGTTGGCAGCAGGCGCTACTTGTCCTGGTTTGGGTGCTGTAGTCACTGCACCACCAGCAGGTGTAGTTGCAACACCAGTACTGGGTGTTTTGGCTAGAGCAGTTGTTTGAGGCGCCACTGCAAGATTTGTGCTTGGTGCTGGAGCAGGCTTGGGCATCATGTTTGGTGCAAAAGACACTTTGCTTGGAGCCACAGTCTGTTGTGGCATGGCCACAGTGGTTTTCCCAAAGTTTACAGGAGTGGAGTTAACACCCTTGAGCGGACCTTCGCTTACCTTACGGCGTGCAATTTCATGTATCTGCATTTGTTCTTCTCACTGATCTAGCAAACTTTCCTGAGTCTCTAGTGCGAATAGCATTTAACAATTTGCGTTGCAGATTTTCGGCTTGGTCAGCTGGAAATTCTGTGTCAATTTGTTCTAGCAATCTAATAGCACTTGCAATGAGTGTGGCCGCACGATTTTCGATCAACAAGCGGCGATCACGTTCGATGTACAAATCGTCTAATTCTTCTAATAAACTGCGAGTGCGTTTTTGCATCTACTCAAGGGCCTTTGGATTATTTAGCGGATTTATGCTTTTAAATATTCAATCAATTCTGGAAAAATTTTGCGCCAGTTAGTACCTCGTCGCTGATCGATATTGTCAAGATATGTTTTTACTGATAACAAATTTTTATTGTCTGTAGATAATAAGCCTAAACAGGGTTGTTTTCTATATCCTATAGGATCAGTGAATTTATTTACATAAAAGTTAGAAGCAATCCAATTATCAAGATTGTTAATATTGTGTTGGTTTAATATGCTAACTGTTGTGTTAACTGCAAACATACAATTATGCGGTGAATTATTTAGGAACCATTGCAAATTTTGCACAAGTTGCTGCCATTTAGCTGGATACCGTTGGTACTCAAATCGGTCTTCTATGTCATCTATGCTGAAGTCTAACTGCACTAATTTGAATTGTTTCCATAGATCTATTAAATTTGCGTCTGGCTGAATAGTACCGTTAGTATTGTAATTAATATGCACTAGATTTTTATTTGGTATAGCATTTAAAAATTCTACATGTTCTTTGCTTAGTAATGGTTCACCACCATTAAAATGCACAAACTTTAAAGTTGTTAAATTTATATTGTTCCAAAACTTGTTAACAACAACTTTCTTTTTTTCGATTGGAAAATTCAATTCGCTTTTCCATGCTGAACTGTTGGCTGGACTGCAAATTGCACAAGCTAAATTGCAGAGATCCCCAGTCCAATAATCTAGCCTAATTAACTCAACATCGGTGTTGTAATAACCGTTATCTTTGTACCAGGCGTTGCTGCCATGCCTTCTACTAGATCCAAATTGATCTTCTGACTTTTTACAATTGTTGCAACTATTTGGAAATTTACCTGTTTGCCATGTTTCTCTTACATTTAACAATTTAATGTCATTAACAAAATCAATTTGATCTGTTGCATGTACTGGAGAGTGGCAACAGGGAGAAATGTGCAACCCTCCCTGTTGTGATTCAATGTTGAGATTTTTAAATGCATCAATACAAGTAATCATGATGTCTTGATTTTGCCCAACAACTGCTTGAGCTTGGCGCTTTGTACATCTGCTGTGACTTTGGGTGCTTCTAGATCAAAACCTTCTCGAGCTTGGGGTCGTTCCCAAGGTACAGACTTGGAATCGTCTGCGGCGGCAGCACTAACTTGGCTTTTTGCTTTGATCGAGTCCATGATACTTGTACTGGGCTTTTTGTTAAACCCGTTTTCGTTGTCATCCCCGCCTTCATCAGTAATACGCATGGTTTCAATGTTGTACTCCAAATCAATCTTTTGACCAACGCCGGTCGAGCTTCGAGACTTCATACACTGGATCTGATACTTGCCACGCTCTTTCATTGCGCGACTTGTAAAGATGCCAAACACATTATCTGCTGTGTTAATCTTTGAAATACCACCTGAAATGTGCGAGTGGTCAAATTCAATTTCTTCCACCGCACTTCTATTCAACTGCGATGCTGTAACCATTAGAATGCCTTGTTCTTTTGCCAAGTTACGTAATTCTTCTGACACATATTTGTCCTTAACAAACAAGTCATTGGGGCTGACTTTGGCGCTAACTGGCATCAGCAAATCCAAGTAGTCAATCATCACAAAGTCTACCCGCTTGCCTGTTTGAATTTGATACTCTTTCAAATACGCACGGATGTCATTGATGTTTGATTGTGCTGGCAGGCCTTTCACTTGATAGTTGCCCGACTTCTTGGACACCAGTTTGACCTTGAGTTCTGTGGTGTCTATGTCCTTGCGAATGTCTTTAGTGCTCATGTTGGTTAACATGGCATCTGTTCGTAAACTTGTTAGTTCTTCTGAAAGTTCTAGTGTGATATACACACCACTGAGTCCTTGCTGTAGCCAGTTAAGCGCGATGTTCATCATGACCAAGCTCTTACCTGAGCCCGACCCACCTGCAAAGATGTTGAGTTCGCCGCGACTGAATCCACCATACAGCAATCTATCCAGTTGCGGCCAGCCTGTACTTACTTGCCCACCTGAGTTGAAGTATTTCTCAATGCGAGCCTTAGGATCAGCAAAGTAGTCTGTGCCCATGTCCTTAGTGAGTGATATTTGCACTGCATCTTTGATGAGCTTTTCAACTGGATCATATTCACCTTTTTCCAACAAGTCAGCGGCTTTTAAAATAGCACGTTCTAGTTCTTGGCGTCGAGTAAATGCTTCAAACTCACCCATGAACCAGTCAAAGTGTCCTTCGTTCAAGTCTGGTACTGGTGCAAGTTTAACGCCTGTGGTTGCAGAGATCTGCATCCTGTCGGGCATGGTCTTGTGTTTGTCCGAGTGTTCTTTGATAAACTCAGCCGCTGGCCTCAAACTCCGATCAAAGTTTTGTGGGTTGTAGATGTTTTGAACACGCACATAACTTGTGGCGTCTTCCAGCATCATCTCTAGAAATAGTCTTTGGACATCAAGTCCATATTCTTTTAACAAAATTTATTCCTTGTTCCAATTTAAATAGTTACCAGTTTGAACATCGTTATCTGCCTGCTGTTCTGCCTGCTGTTGTGTGAGTCCTTGGCTTTTTAAGTATTTGATTTGTTGCGAGTAATTTGCAGGTTCAAAATTTTTCTTTGTTACTGTATCATATAACCACCTATCATACTCTATAGATTTAATTATCAGAGGGGTAGGTGGAATTCTAAGTATCTTTTCGTTACACCACTTTTTAAATCCTGTTGACACATGATACGGCGCTAGATTTAAAAGTTGTTCTTTTGTGTTGTCGGCAATGGTTGCGTACTGCTCAATCAACTCCACGGTTTCTTTTACGTGATTAACGTCTGTGTCTAACGGAATCCACTTAATCTTAAAACTTTTTTCTTTGCCTAAGTGATCAAAGATAGACATGCTATGAAAGTCTAGATAAGCTGCCTGGGACAGGAGCAAAAAAAACTGATCATTGTCAAAATTGTCCTTCAATAGTTTTTCAGAGTTGTGTTGATAGAACCATTCAATAATACCAATACGATGCTTGACCAATGGATCTCTGATATGTGAAAATACAACATCATTCTCCCAGTCAATATCGGTTGTGGTGGTTTCCGTCCAGTTTAATTTAGCAAAGATCTTTTTGTAAAAACTACAGGCACACTTGCTATGCACCCAATACACTAGTTTGCTTTTAGGATCTTTAAGGCACAACCACGGAGTTTCTGCGTTTGTTACTATGTTCATGCTAATCTCTTTGCTAGTTTTTTCTTTGCTAACTCTATTTTGATTTTACTTTTTTCTTTAGAGTTCATAATAGTTAGTAAAGCGCCTAGTCGTCCTAGTTTTATCACAGCATCATTAACATCTTTACAGCCTTCTGGCCACTCGGGTATACTTACCGCCCATCCCAGTTCCACAGCACGATCTACCAGTTCCATTCCTGCTAGGTCTTGATCAGGCACCACAGTTATATCTCTACCCAGATTACGTATCAGTCGAGCCTGTGCATCACTTATGGTGTTGTGCATGACCGCTACACCACCGATGCTGAGTGCATCAAATATGCCTTCTGTTACGATCACATTGGTCCAGTCTTTGTGCTGTAAGTCTGTACCAAACACATAGCCTGGTTGACTGTCTGAAATGAACTTGGGCTGACGGTTATCTAAAAATCTGCAGGTGTATCCTACAATTTTGTTTTCGTATGTGAATGGGACGACCACATGTGGGCGTGTCCAATGAACGCCATCATTTTGCGTCTGCACCATCAGGGGAAAGGCGTTAGGCACACGTCTGCCCTGCACATAGTCCCAATGCAATGAGTGCTCAGGTGTTAGTAGCTCAGCAAATGGTGGCAGGTCTCGTTCTTCAAATGTAATGCCAGCCAAATGATTCCATGCCTGTTGCCGATCTTCTAGTATGCCATGTATGCTACGATGACGCAGACTTTCAAGATTGAGCATTTCAATTTCGTTGTCTGGCACACCCATCCACCCCAGCAGTCTACGAGCTTTGACACTTAAGGTACGCCCCATGATAAAACTGGCTGTGTAGGCGCAATTGAAACAGTGATAACTCCATCCTGCTTCGGCAGCTTTGAGTCCGGCACGGCCTCTTGTGTCTCTGGTACTACCGTTATGCTGACAGCAAACCGCATTGAAACTCAACCAACCAGATGGTGTGGGTTTTCTTTTTGCAGGTAGATACGCAAGGATGTCAAGCATCTGTACAGTATAGCAGATCAGCCGGACTAGATCAACGATATTGGAGATTAGTAATATAACCAGTTGAAATCAACACCTGCGCACAAACAGTGCCTTGGTATTGCAATGGCAAATATCCAGACCCACCGTTTGTGACAGTGATTGCACCAATTTGGCCATTGCCCACTGACGTCACAATGGCTTCGGCACCTGCACCGTCACCTAATATTTGTACTTTGGGCGGTGCTACATAACCTTGGCCACCATTGGTCACATTGATGGCAGTGACCACTCCGTTGGTTACTACGGCTGTGGCTTGAGCTTGTGATCCTTGACTGTTGTTGAAGGCAGCACGAATCAATGGATGGAATCCTACCACATTAAAATACTGGGTGGAAGTTTCATTATAAAATTGTGTACTACTGGTAACATCGTACCAAACTGATTCGTAGGTTTCAGCGGCTTGGAATTTGACTGTTCCGGTAAAGTGATCCAAGTCCATTTTGACTGTGGTTAGACTTTGGCCATTTGTGGGCATGTGACTTGAAAAGAATTCTGTAAGTTGAGTAGTATTCACCGGCTGTGGGTACAATGCCCAGTCTGGCCAGTTTGTGGGACCTGGTACTAACTGTTGTGCTTTGCCGTAGATTGTGGGGATGGTCAACATTTCACTTGGCACAAATGCAGGCAGCACACTATTCACAATGTTGCAATCAGCTCTAGCACCTGAATTGGCATCCACATACGCCGCTTGCACATAGTCTCCTGCTGTGCGCTGTATGCTGTAGCTGCCGGGTTGTGCTGTGATGTTGATGGTATCTTCATTGTCCAGCACCACTTTTACTCTGCCTAGTGTGGCGCTGAGTGTGACCATGGGTTTTTCAACCAACAACTGATCGCCAGTTTGATTCATCAATCTAAACACAAAAGAGCTGCCGGTGATGTTTACGGGTTTTTCCTCTTGATTGATAAATTCAAACAGTAGAACATTGTCTACGCCTTTGTTAACGGTTAATTGTTTTGCATACACTGGGTCGTACCTCGCTGTGAAATATCCACCACTGGTGTCAACTAACAAGACTTTGGTAATTTGCTGGTATAAGTAAACGGTGGTTGAATACATAGGATCCTCGAACAATATTTATGGGTAATGATATCTTTCAAAAGCTGGCGGTGAAATACCCGTTTATAACTCTGTGCGTTTACGCCAATGAAGAATATGTAGGTGTAGTGCAAAACAAAGACGATGCTGTCACTACCATCTATGATTTTGGTGCTGTACTAACACAAGATGCCAAGCTAGAATACCTGGAATTAGCAGCCACTTGGTGGTGGGAAAGCAATAGAAGCATACCTATAAACATCTTTTTGCGTGGTGAGTGGGACAAGTTCCGCCCTACACTGCGCACATTTTCCAACAAAGATCTTGAAATTTTACACGGACCAGCTTGCAGTTTGATGGACATTGCTCGCAAGAAAACCAAGCGAAAATCAATCACACTTGTGCGGCGTCTTGATTAAGTAGATTCATGTGTAGGGCAACAAGGGCCGCGTAGGAAACTGCGTGGCTTTTCTTAAATGTGTATCCGCGGCTGTCATCCCCGTTCCATACTTCGGCAAATACTTCTGTCCAAGGGCGATTTTGTAAGTGCGCTTTGCCCGGACGAATAACTGAAATAAACGCTGCCATTCTAGGTATGCTATCTGGTTTCATTGACGCCATCAAGTCTGCGTAATTGCCCACATGCACCAATTGACCGGCCCAGGCAGTATCAGTCCACAGTCTCTGCCAGGGAGGTGCGGCTGCCAACATCTCAGCATAGTGCGCAGGATCACGGATCAACTGATACACACTCATGTTCAATAGATCTATTTTAAAGTAGCCACGCTGTTCTGCTGACTCATAGTCTATGGCTGCACAGCCGTTGGGTATGTCCTGTGGAATGTCTGTTACATAGATGCCCGAATTGTGCTTGCGCACTTGACCTTGATGCAGTTGCCGTGCGGCAGTGTGCTGAATCAGTTTCAGCACAGCCGTTCTGTCCGGCACATCAATGTCAATGTCTGCACTCATTTTGAATCAGTATCACAAAGTGCAGTCACAACTTGCAGTTTTTCTTTGGCCAGTTGCACTGCTGCCAAAGCATCTGCCACTGTGGGATTCTTGGCCGCCAGGGCAGCAATGCGCCATTCTTCATCACGCTTGGCTCGTGCCCAATCCAACAGGATTTCGGCGTCTGGTGTGAGTGAGATCATAGGATGTGCTGAGTGAATCTGCTGCCACGAATTGCCATCGTTTACTTCCAAACAGTTCATGTTGGAATTCCATCGTACCATGCCTGCACCGCTGGCACCTGGACTGATGTATGGATTGGTAAACGAACCACCTGATACCTGAATATATTTACTGCCACTAATAGTTCTAATCATAATGCAATTATAGCCACAAGGCCAATGTAAGTCAACTGATGTGCCATCTGGTCCAGGCCCATGTGTGCCCAAAAGCTGGGATTCTCTTTATCTCTATTGCCCCAGTTCATTTTGGCCCAATCAATGTGATAGTGAGACACAGCGTCTATCACTCCCATCATAATGCTGGCTGGCCAATAGGCAGGGCCTACTACCAACCCCACACAAGCAGCGGTGCCAATGCCCTGTTTGAGACTGTGCCGCATGCCCAACCAATGTCCGTAGATGCCTTTGTGATTGACTTCTGTCATGCTTTGATCCACAAAGTCAATATACCAGTGTTTGATCTGTAGAAGTATTAGTGTTAAAAAAATTACTGTTGCCACGTTACCAACCTGCCTTGCTCAATATATCTTTTGCGTACTCTTGATCAGCAGGGTAGTTATGAAACTTCTTTTGCCACACATCTGAGTCAATGTAAGGCCATACCATGCTGATCTGATCAGGAGTGAGTTCGCCCAAGAACTGTTGTCCTGACTCTGAATTGTAAATCACCCAAGGTGATATCCTACCTGTTGTGACTGCATAGCACATGGCTGAAGTGCTGCCATATCGCAAACAGTCCTGTGGCTGTGCTAAGTTCTTCTCTGCCCAGTCCATTCCAAACTCCACAGCTCGTGCTAGAGCATCATTCACATTCTCCACAGGCAAATGCTGTATGAGATATTCTGTGTACAGTTGATCACTTGCCCAACGATCAATCTTTTTGTTGTTTTTCAGCAGCCACTCGAGAAACTGTTTGGGGTTGATAGTGCGTGTACTCACGCAATAGCGTCCAAACTTCACAAACCCACGATAATAAGGTGAGTCAGCAAAGTCATCAAACGTTTTAAGCCGGGCTGAGCCTTGACTCATCTCATAAAAGCGTATGTAGGCTTGAAAGCCCAGTTCCACACCACGCTCTGCTCGTTCCTGTCTGCGCCGTTTGGGCTCGCACACATGCACTGCCGCAGACGACTCTTTCATAAAGGTTTTTTTGCAAAATTCACAAGTGTAGCTCATCTTAATAGGTTACGATGTTTGATGTAGTCTGTTAAAAAATAATTTAGCTTTTGATGATGTCCGGGCATGCGATGTCGATATTGTGGCGGTGGCGGATAGTCACTCGTGATCACACTTTCTGGCACCTGTTGTTCCATCTGCCAAGGTATGCTGGCCCAGCGATAGCGATTCACAAACACCATATCATCACCAAACAAATCCAGTCGAGCATGATCCAGAAGTTCGTTAACATCATCATTGATCTGACGAAACACCAACAGTCGATGTCCACGACTCTCCAGCCAATATTTCAAGGATACCAATCGGTACATCAGATCTTCCAGCAAGTCGACAGCGCCACATGCATGACCAGCAAAATTAAGGTCAGCCCACTGTCGAGTTTTTTCCAAAGTCCATGGCCCAAGATATTTTTCTGTCAACTGTGATTGTGGATTACGCCAAGCACCTTCAAATTCTGGATTGTTCAAGGCAACTGGCAGTTCCCAACGATTGATAAATGTTATGCCCAGTATGTACAATGTGGGATGAGTGGTGTTGGTGGCTGCATGCTTGGCTGTGGTGCGAATAATTCTTGAATTTGAACTGCCGCCCAGTGCAAGGCTTTCACAGCTAGGCAGTCCTAATTGTTGGCAAAGATCATGGTGACCACTGCCCACAGCATATACTTCCATATAACTACATCCATTTACAATCAAATGCTGTATCATTTTTCATTACCGGCAGCGCGGTTGTATGCGTCAATTTCTTTTTGAGTGGTGATTGCTGCCATGACGTCTATCTCATCGTCTTTGTAGTGTGGATACATTGCCAGTAGTGCTTTGCGTTTGGCACTGAGCCCAGCTTGTTTTTTCTTTGGGGCAATCCAAGGATGACGTTGTGCGCCAAGATCTGGACTCACACTTGTGGCCATAAGCCATTGCAATTTTGGATGTTTGCTTACATTAAAGAAGTGCTTGTTTAGTCGTTCGTTGGTGGCAATTACATAGAACTCTTGAAGTTCTCTTGACCCTTCCACTGCCGACCCCCAGCGTATCATGAGATAGTTGGAAAACTTTTTACGCTCTTCGGCAGTAAGATCGTCATAGAATGATCTAACCTTGCGGTCAAACATCTTCATCTCATTGGCAATGGTCAGTTTATCCAATTTGTAACGTCTCTCTGTATATATTATGTTTGACAGGTAAATTGTCAAACCATTTTTCATTTCGATAATTGTCTTGAATCATTTGTTGAGCTAAAAAACGATACCAGTTGGTTTCATTATAACGTTGATTGCGCAAAGCGTCAATTGCTCTTTGCATATTAAACTTTTCAGCAAATTTTGACTGTTCTAACATGTTGATTAGAGCAGGACGATATTGATCTGGAATACTTCCTAGTCCAATCACAGAGTCAGCATTAGCCAATACTGGTTCAAATTGATCCAACGACAGCCATTCAAAATAGTCTAGCAATTCGGGCAACCACCAAATGTTAATGGCACTGATCACCGTGGCAATTTTAATGTTGCAATTTGGTTGAGTAAGGACCCATTGCAAATTAGACTCTACTGTGTTCCAGTCACTGCCACTGCGCACTATGCCAGCATACTTGCCCACAGCATCTATACTTGCATGAACATTAATAAGACTAAATGACGGCCATAGATCTTTCACATGTTTTGATTTGGCACCTAACACAGTCATGTTGGTGCTGTACATTAGTGCAGGGTTGGCACCTTGGGCAATTAGTTTTTCAAGCACTTGGTAATGTTGTGGGTTCAGCAGTGGCTCACCGCCGGCAAAATAAATTTGTTTGCACTCACTTAGATCCATGTCGTCAACATCAATTGGATTGTACAAACTTATATCTTCCACACCAGCTTCGCTTGACCAACTGGTGCTGAATCCTGGCCCACAACTGCGACACTTTAAATTGCAAAGATTGTTATTGCGAAAATCTAAAAAATTTATCTTGTGTGTTTTACAGTCTGTATCATAATTTTTGTACATTCCTCGCCAGCCTTCAGCATCTGGAGGACAAGAATTAGCACACTCTTTTGGAACTTCGCCGCGCAAGAACGCACCGCCAACAGTCTCAGTCATTTCTTCTCGACTGTTAAATGTAGTGCCGCCCCAGGCACAACAAGGAGAATACTTGCCGCCTGGCATGTAACTCACGCTGGTCCAAGGTGCTTTGCAATAAATTTTATTCATGAGTTTTGGTCAGTTTGTAAATCATTATAGCACGTTCTAGTGCGTCTTGTAAAGTAGGATTGGTACGAGCAGCTCGCCGAATCTCGCCCCATAGCTTATCTTCCATCATGTGATCAAGCAAGGGTCGGCCGTCACTGGTTCGTTTATCGTAGGATATTTGATGTCCAGTCACAGGATCATATCCATGCCCGACCAGCACACGGTCAGCAGGATCAGCACCAACCTCACGAGCATACACTTCATTACCGTTACGTTCGTAAATGTATGTGGCGTCTGGTTTAAGGGTTCCCATATTGGTAGCCGTATTGTAGGTGTGCCCAACGTAAGAACCTCTCTAGTCCTTCACGGTCGTTGGGATAACTTTCCAGATACACTCTGGCCAAGCGATTGATAATTTCAAATAGTTCTGGTTCAGTATAGGGCATCACCAAGCCTTATTATAGTCCACAATCTCGCAGTTACGGCTGACGTCTTTAACAAAATAAACACAGTCAGGATCTGCACCGTCACTTACAGGCACTGCCAGCAATTGTCCATTTTTAAGTTTGGGTGCATACCATGACACTTCGTGATATACGTCTAGGATTTCAATTTCAGGAAAGCTGGGACGGAAACTGGTTAAGGGATTGAACTGGAATACTTTGAACCCACGATCGTTGATTGATGTAAGTGGCAGCACTTCCAAGTCTCCGACGTCAGGTTCGCCAATTAGTATCTGCCAATCCATGGGCATCTTTATGGTATGTTCACCGATGCGTAACACAAGAGCAGGAGCATTAAAGCTCTCCAAGAAGATCAATGGTATAAAATGATAGTCAGGATCTGCAGGATTTGAATTGTCCAATATAGCAAAACGCATGTCATCTACTTCTTCGGGCAGATGATCTAAATCGTATGTAGCATTGTCTAGGGTAAGTATTCTCATGTTTGTAGTATATAGAAATTTTGCAGAAAAGTCAACTATTTTATCTTCATCCATTCAAGTTTTTCTTGAGTAAACGGATAGTTGGCTTCTTTGTAGAATTGTTTGCGCTTGGTCAAATGGCGCTTGGCAAATTTGCAGGTTGATGTTATGTCCCAAATCTGCACATGGTCTTTATCTTCGGCTTTTCTTATGCCGCGTCCAATGCTTTGGATAACGCGGACAAAACTTTTCCCGGGTTCCACAAGAACCAAATTAAAAATCCTAGGGATATTAATACCCACAGCGGCAACACCATAGGTAGCCACAATAATCTTATCAGTGCTGTCTGCAACTTCATCATATTCGTCTTGTCTATCTTTTGCTTTGGTTGCACCACTCACAAACACCGCACGTTCACCCAGTCGTGCTACCAATTGACGACCACATTCAGTGCGATCAACCAGTACCAGAGTGTTGCCTGTTTCATTTACATGGCGTATGAGTTCACTCATGGCATCCAGTCTGCCAGACTCTTCCAACAGGTATTTAAGCTCGCTTTGGTAGTTGGCGTACTCCACGTGATCCTGTAACTGCACAATGTTCACATGACACTGCGCCAACACGCCTTGCTGTTGCAGTTCATTAGCACTGAGCTTGCTGATCACTGGACCCAAGCTCACCAATAATGCTTGGCTTTCAAACTTTTCTTTGGGCACAGTACCAGTCAACCCCCACCGAATTGGCACTCTAGCCATCACACTGGTCAGCAGAGTTTTGAGCGCATCAGCTTTGGCCATGTGTACTTCGTCCACCATCACACACACCACATCCTCGATAAAGTCCTGTATGGTCACATTGCCTACACCTGCTTTGGTATTCTTTAGCAGTACATTTAGACTCTGCCAAGTGCAGATGGTATGTGTGCGTCCGTGTTCTTTTCTGTCGCCAAAGTAAACACCCACATCCAGACCAAGATTGAGGTAGTCTTTTTCAGTTTGTGTGACTAGACTCTTGTTGGGCACAATCACAATTGACCGTCCATATGGCTCTATACTGGCACTCAAGGCTGCTGTCATGATTGTTTTGCCTGCACCTGTGGCCACTTCTTGTATGCATTGTGGATTGGTCAAAAAGTTGTTCACAATCTCCACTTGGTAGTCACGCAACAGGATAGGTTGCCCTTCTGCAGGATGTCCTTTGGGCCAAGTCTTGTGTGCAAATGTTTGTTCAGTAACTTGAGCAAACTCAAATGTAGTGGAGTATTCTCTTTGATCATCCAGTTCAATGTCATAGTTGTAGCGTTCTAGGATGGGCATGATCTCTGGCAAGAGATTGGTGTACGTGCTACCGCCCAATTGAAAGTAGCTGACTTTGCCATCCCATCTTCCCAGTCTCACTGCTGGCAAGTATCTTGCATAAGGTACATCGTACTTGAATGCATTGACCAGGGCCTTACGCACATCCAAGTCAATACCCTCTAGCTTGATGTTTACTTCATCTCGAATTTGTATGGTGCATTGTTTCATTGTATAGTAACTTTGAGCACCCTTTGTTGGCGTGCTATTTCTTGTATGAGTTGTTGTGGTTGTCCGGCATACTGCAAATCTGCCACGGGAAAACGCAAGGGTTGTGCTATTGCATTATACACACTTGTGATGCCATGGGCAAGAAAAAAATCTTGGTGTTGATCAATATACTGTTGCATGCCTGGCTCTTTGAAGCTTAAATCGTGATTGAAAAATGCCACATGAAAATCGGCACTGTAGTGACCAAACGGTCGGAATGCATCCTCACCTATGTACTCATCATTGTCGTGTGCTAGGTCCTCAACTGTTTTTCCAATTTCACAATAATTGAGATACACAGTTCCAAATTGTGTTTGCGTTTCGCCCCATTGCGCCAACTGAACAGGATCAAGTTTCTTTGTCTTGGGCATACCAAACCAAGTGCAAACAAATCTTGGTTTCACACCTTCGAGTACAGTCTCACATCTATGTACTGCCAGGTTCAATTCTGACAGTGCCTGTCTCACAGCAACTGGTGCCTGTTGCCAGTATTCTGATGTCTGTTGATCTAGCAGTCCATGGTAGCGTTCAAAAATGTTGTGCAAGTAATTGAGGCTGTCTTGGCTCCAATCAAACCCACGTTCAATAATGGCTTCATGTTGGTTGATTGTTGTGATACATTGTTCGATCATAATTTCGGCACGAATGCGCTCTTCCAATTGAGAGCCAAAGCCGTAAAATCTATCTGGATGATCCAATGGATAACTGCCGCGGGCTTGCATACGCTCAACCCATAACTCAGCAAGTGGAGTTGTTCGTATTTTAAATTGTAGTTCTAGGCCTTGGCTCAGATGTATCAGCAGGTGTTGCGGCATTATAACAGTATATACTTACCGCCGCAAAAAGTCAAAAAGACAGGTACCGTTTTACGGGTACCTGCCACAAAGCCCGGGCCGGAGCCAACCAATGCCCGGGATAACCTTGGAGGGTTATGCTTTTGAGTTGACTAAAATCTTAATCACGCTCCGTAGTATTCCAGGCACTTCACGGTAAAGCCTGCTTCACGCTGTTCATCTGCTTCGTACTCGGTATCCACCGAGTACAGGTACAAGTCGCCATCCCATATTTCATACATGTTAGGCTCCTGCTGGTTTCATAACAGTGGTCTCTGCAAGACGCTTCCAGTTCAACACTGACATCTTGCGCAAGTCTGCAATCTTGAGAGCCATACGCAAACTCATCTCACGCAAACGAGTTTGGTTATCGTTCATGAAGTCGATGATCTCGTCCTGCACACACTCTTCAAAGTCGTAGTCCTGGAACAACACACCGTCTTTGGCAATCTGCTTGATACGCAGGACCTTGTCACGCATGGTGTCAAGTGTCAAGTCCAAGTAGTGGCAGCGGCTTTGCAGTGCATCCAAGTGGTCCCGCAATTTTTGCGAACGCATGGTATCAAACTTCAAGTTGGTAATAAAAATTACCGAGCCCTTGAATTCAAAACTATCTGGAATGCCCTCATGGCGCAACACACGGCTGTCAGCCAACCAGGAGATCTTGCGCTTCTTGCCGGAGTCCAAGGCACCCTTCAACAAGTTCAGTGCAACGTCATCCAACAGGATTGAGTCGCAGTCATCAAACACCAACACACAATTGGGATCTGAATACTTGTACAGAGTTTGGTACAGGCCAATAGGAGTAGCTGAGCCTTTGACAACCTCGGCCTTAAGGCGTTTGCTGGCCAGTTTGTCAAACAAACAGGCCTTGTCAATCTCTTGCTCCACACCAAAGCTCTTGCCCACGCCAGGAGGGCCGCTCACAATCATAGCACGGATGTCACCGCTCACACAGGCCTTGGTCATCTCATGCAGGATGTCAAAACGCTCACGGATACGATCCATGGCCTGCTCGTCAGTCTCTGCCACCACAGTGGGCTTGAACTTTACAGTGTTTTCTTTCACAGTTTCTCCTGAAGTATACTCAATGTCTGAAATGTTTTCCACCTTGATACGAATGGTAGCAGGGCAGTTGGGGAAGGTACCATCATTTTGCACGGTGACATAGCCACCTTTGGCACCAGTTTGGAATCCACTCACAAGAGTGAACACTTGGTTTTGAATGGCCTTGTTGCGGTAAACGCCGCGAACGATACGAATTGCACTCATGGTTGGCTCCTTAGTGTGCTGTTGAACTTTGCTGTCTATGTGTGTATTATAGCAAATTGGCAATTATTCGTCAACCGGCGCAAACAACGCTTGGCCTTGTTGCATAAAAACAACAAATGCTTCCATTGTGCTTTCGCTGTATAGCATGCGACCGTGTTGTTTGATGTCTTGCAGAGTTTCCAACAAGGGCATGCCCAGGAATTCTGCTTCTTTTTGTAGGTGTTTGATTGCTGTGGCTATTTGCATTTGGGCTCCTTTTTGCTGTCTATGTGTGTATTATAGCAAATTGGCAATTATTGGTCAACCTTTGGAATTCATTTTATCTAAAATTTCTTGCGACTGCAATCGACCTAATACTATAGTATACATCAAATATACCAGACCCCCAATAGCCAGTGTGGCCACGGTGTACTGAAGCAGTTCCACAGGTGCATACTTTAGTAATACCTGAATTGCCACTGCTATAGCGACACCGGCTCCGACAATTCCTGCTGTTTTTACTGCGGCTCTAACACGAATATTCATATCTACCTTTCTTTGTATGCCACTATTGTAGCAGATCGGGAATTATTGGTCAAGCCCCGCCAGTTTGGAGGGTTATTAGTACTAAAGTACACAGAATTGTGTAGCTGTTCTGTGGGCACACCATGCTCCTTGTAGCCCTCTAGCACCATGTCAAAGTACCCATCTGAGGGCAGGCTGTCTAAGTGCCCAGGTTGCATAAAGTAAGTCATGGCGTTTACAACACGACCTTGATGTAGTACTTTTTTAGTACGACGATTGTAGTAGTGCGGAAATCCTTCTAGCATGTCCAGTGCTTCAAGGCACTTGGGCGTGATGGTCCATAGCACACCATCAACATAGCTATCAGGGCACTTTACAACATCCGCAGGACCTGCAAACCGAAACACATGGTCTAGCAAAACGGCACGACCGTGACTTACCGCGGCCGGGCAACGTTGGGCCATGCCTTGTGAGTTGGTGTTCATTCCATAAGCAAAGTATAACAAAAGTATTACCTTTTTAAGATTTCGTAAAATTGTTGATTGAGCGCATCCATTTCGCTCTGATCCACATAGAAATCAGTGCGGGGGTCATAGTAGGCGCCTTCTTTGTTGTCATAATACAACACTCTGCCCGAGAAGTTGAACGGGCCTTCCAGTCCAACACGAGCACTGTATTTGTCGCGCATGTTGTCGACTTCAATAACCTTGTAACCCATGCCAGACTCCTGTTTGCTGTTTAAGTGTTAATTATAGCAAAACGGGAATTATTGGTCAACCACTCAAAATTAAACCCAAAGTTGTACAATTTTGGGGTCGCGTACTTCGTGTGGTTTGGGCTGGCCGTGAAACACCATTACGCAGGTGTCAGAGTCGATCACAGCACCTGCTCCTGGCGAGCGAGGCACACGTATGGGAAAGTTGAACCCACCATCGGCAATTTGCCAGCGATAACTTTTGATTCGATTGACGTCAAAGTATCTGCGATTGTTGTAGTCAATTGTGGCGTTGAGGTAATCTTGATCTCCGTGATACTGCCGTACAACTTTGGTTACGTCTTCAGATTTAAATTTTTCCCATACATGTTGATAACGATCTACATTCCACCACATGATACTGCTGTTGATTCCAGAAAATGTTTCTTTTTGCAGATATCTAAAATCTTTAATGCACCAAAACTTTTCTGTGTCAAGATGTGTGATCCACGTTATGTCTCCGTTGATCACAACATCCAAGTCAAAATACAACAAATCTCCTGAGTAATGTTCAGGATTAAACAACTGCATTTTGTACCACCAGGATTTTTTAGGACCGCCTATACCTGGCCAATCTTCTAAACAATGTTTGATCATATGCGGTGGTACTGATCGATCGTGTTCTGTGTAAACGTGCATTCTGCAGCCACCACTTAGATGTCGGTTTAACATGTTGTACAATCGTTCAACATATATCCAATCATATCCGGTTCCGTGAATAACGCAGGCGCAGTCAATCATTTGGTCAGTGCGGGTTCTATTCTTTTTAGCCATGTGCCTCTTTGTAGTTCTGCTACGGTGTATTCAGTATGGCAAATTTGTCTGAGCCATAGATCTCTATCTGTTTCATAAGGTTGGTCAATATCACTAAATCCAACTCCTACAG